GTGATTCCGTTGGGGTCACAACCAATTTCTCACAAATCTGTCTATATCAGCCACTTATCTTTCGGGTGCAAAGATAGTGATAACATTTTTATAACACAAATTTTTAATTACTTTTTAACTATATTTTGCAAAAGTTGAAATTTGGCGGTTTCAAATACTTTTCTTACTTTTGCACTCGTCAATGTGACGATTGATATAAGACTTCGATATTCAACCTGTATTCAATAGGTTCAATATAAATCACGAAATCCCTAGGTCGGCGTCACACGACTTGGGGATTTTTATTTTCCCCGAGTTTTTGGCAAGACATACGAGGTTTCATCAGTATCGTCCTCTTCGGTTTACCTGCCGATATATAAAACGACCCTAACTTAGATAGATATATCCCTTCAGTCCTGCTCTGAGCAACCAACCTCAACAGGCAACGCACGACCGAAAGGTAATCCACTGGGACGAAGAAGGCTTGCGGAATGGCTTTTCTATACCTAGGTAAGACTTTTGATATTTGGTACTCTTTGAGTAGGTAAATATATAATTATATAAAACCAAATTTCAAGTCGGTCAATCCTCGCTCCCTAGTGGTGTGCGGAAAAGGTTGTGGTGTACCCTTAAATGAAAGTCGAACTAAAAATTATAGATTATGAAGAAGATTAAATGGAAAGTGATGTTGTTTGTAGCTTGGCTGCTCTCAACGCTTATGATTCTCAACCTAAGTCTTAGGGCAGTTAGCAAGGCAGACACCATCTTGAACCTTGTAGGAGTGCTAGGCTTTGTCCTATGGATATTGTTCTCAGTTGCGACAAATTGTTTAACGTTCAAAAATAAGAAAGACAATGAAAAGAAAGATTAATCAATTGTGTTTGTTTATGCTGCTTGGTGCAGCGTTGTTTTCAACTACTTCCTGTAGCGAGCGTGTGGATGCTGGCTCTGAGGGAATCTTGGTAAACCTCTATGGCTCTGATAAAGGCGTAGATGATGTAAGTCTCGTTACCGGTCGTGTATGGTACAATCCTTTCACCGAAGAGGTGTACGAGTACCCTACCTATGTTCAGACTATCGACTATCCTGCATTCACCATCAATGCCAAGGATGGCTCAGAGTTCACCGTTGATCCTACGGTCTCTCTCAAAATGGTGGATGGTAATGCGCCAAAGGTATTCAAGAAGTACCGCAAGGAGTTGAAGGACATCGTGAATGGTACTTTGTTCAACTACGTAAAAGATGCCTTCCGCATTCAGCTGAACAAATACACAACCGACCAAATCGTCAGCAATCGTGATTTGGTGGAAAAAGCTATTGAGGCTCAACTCAGCAAGGCTCTCGCCAATGAGCATTTCCATTTGGAACAGCTTACTTCCGGCTTGAAATATCCAAGTTCGATAGTTGAGGCGGTCAATCAGAAAAATAAGGCTATTCAGGAGGCTCAGCGTGCACTCAATGAGGTGGCAGTAAAGAAAGCCGAAGCAGAGAAGATGCTTGTGCAAGCAAAGGCTGAGCGAGAGGCGAATGAATTGAAGACTGCATCGCTTACTCCGGCAATCTTGCAGAAGATGTGGATTGAGAAGTGGGATGGTAAGTTACCTGTATATGGTAATGTTCCACAAATGATGATGGTTAAATAAACTAATTGCCCTCTCTTCGGAGGGTGCTTTTTGATTATAGCGTATGAAAGAAGAAGATTTATCTAAAGCTATTAAGCTGAAGGAAGAGCTTGATAGCGAAAGAGAACTTTTGCGGTTTGCAAATCACCCGTCTGTGGATTTAAGAGTTAATCTTGAAGAAAGGTGCGACCATAGACATATTCTCAATATGGATTACCTTCTCGGTGATAATGTTATCAAAGAACTGAAAGCGATGGTTATCGCCAAAATCGAGAAGAGAATTAATGACTTACAGGAAGAATTAGAAAAGTTGTAGGCTTATGGGAAGTTTTATAAAAGAGCGTCTTATTTATGCACGCTGCTGGACGTATTGGGCAGGTAGATGTAATGGTTACACTTGTTGTTGCACCTTCAGTAAATGTAAGAATTTCGCAGATTTACGTTCGAAGATACACCGCAACAGGCATTATCACAAGACAAAAGCGAAATATCCAACTACGCTTGCTGAGTTCAGAAAAAGAGTTCGTTGTTAAAATTTATAGCTTATGGAAGTTGAAAGATATTATTATGCAGTAGCATTCTTCATGCGTAAGGATGATAAAATTAGCGTTAGTGCGGTTACGTGTAGCGTTAAAGGGGAAAAGGAGGATACTAAGTTCTATCCGCTCATGAACATCATCACTAGTACGGAAGAGAAATTCAAGGATGATATGGTTAGTGGCACAGTAGTCGTCCAGAGCGTTATTGAGATTAGTAAACAGGACTACGATGGCTACAATGAACGCATCGCTAAAATGAACGAGAAGAATGGAAAGGTTAACAAAGGTAATGGATAAGTACTTGACTGATGCAAAACTGCGTTGGGCACAGGAAGAACTTCTTCGTAAATTGCAAGATGCGGCTGAACACCGCAAAAAATTGGCGTTTCTGAAAGGCAGAAGGTTTTAGTTAGTAAAAGCTATAGCGTATGAAAAAGAAAGTATTGACCCTCACCATTGACAAGCAATGGTTCGACATGGTAGTATCGGGCGAAAAGAAGGAAGAGTATCGTATTATTAAAGGTTATTGGGCCAAACGACTTCTTTTACTTCGCTCAGAATTAGAAGAGCCGTTTAAGAAGATGAGTAAAGATTGTGCTAAAAATTGGGATAGTATTAGTCCCGAAATGGCAAAGTATTGTTTTGGTAGTCCATACTACAAGGTTGCACCATTCACCCATGTCCTCTTTATCAACGGCTACCGCAAGGATAGTCCACGTATCGAAAAGGAAATTGAAGGTATCACCATCGGCAAGCCTAAGAAAGGCTTATACACCGACAAATGGCTTGATACTGAGTTTTTTATAATTAAGTTTAAGTAGCGTATGACTAGTATTAGAAAAGCTAAGAAGTGGTGGAAGTCCTACGTAAAAAGAGAATGGTATTCTGCTCGGTTCGCCAAAAGACTTAAAACTTTACGTAAGCTCACTGGGCGTCGTGTTTACATTCTCAATATGCTTGATGATGATGGTTTAGGAATGGGTATCTTTCTAATCTTATACACAAAGTCAAAAAGAAAGCGAGGTAAGCATGAATAGAAGATTCTTTAGAAATTTCAAGGCTCGCATTCCTCGCAAGCTAAAGAAGGCTGCTAGGTATGGTATTGAAAGGCGTGTCTATCAAGATGGAAATGAAATATCTCCCATTACACTTGTCTTAAACTACAGGGAAAGAGTAAAGTTTGTGGTAGTTGGCAGACGTACCAAATGGAAATTAAAGGCATGTTCGGCTTGCGCAAAAGAAGAAAGACAAATGATTGCTCGTTTGTGGTATAGGTGCAATAGAATGATAATGTGGGGCGTTTAACAGGAAAAAGCAGAGTCTAGTGCCCTGCTTTTTCCTTGTCTTCACGTTCTCGTTTCTCGGCTATAGCCTGTCTGAGCCATTCGCCTTTGTTGCGTCCTAGCGATTCACAAAACTCAAACGTTTCTTCGTTTACATGCGTCACAACCCTATAGATGAGGGCAGCTGCACCCTTGCTCGGTGCTCCGGCTCGCTCTCTGCGACCACCCCACCCTGGATGCTGACTGACCTTGCATTGCTGAACCTTGCCCTTGCTATTGATGCGGAACTTCATTTTCAGCCGGTCATTTACCCAAACTTCAGCAATTACCGCATCGGGCGTCTGCTGAAGGGTAGATTTGGCGATGCCGATAAGATAGGATTTATCCTTGAAGAAGGTCTCTGTCTCATCGAGTATCGCCCAATCATCGTAGATTATGATTCTTGCCCTTTCCATATCCTCAACCTAATATTGCCATCAGTATCGTGAATAAGAAGATGAAGAGCACGAACCATTCCTGTTTGCTCATAGCTTAACCTCCTTCCTCCTACACTTGCGATGATAAACTCGAAGTGCTTTCACAACTCTGTGGTCTTCTTTCCAACCAAAAGAAGCTTTAATTACTCGTTTCGTCCAATATCGTTTCTTCTTTTCTGAACCTAGAAGTATCTTCTTTGCTAGTCTTACTTTCATTTCTTACCTCCTTTCTTATCGAATTTATTGCCGATAACTTTAAGTTGCCTATTACGCAACATTCTCCCTAAAGTATTTGGGTAGAGAGCAGGGTGTTCTGTATCGACCAAACTAAAACTAGTGTTGCCTTGATTCCAAACTACTTCGTAGATGCTGCCTGTATCCTCGTATTGTCTGAGCAAATCATGCTCATAGATAGGAAATCCGTCACAATCACATGCACCTGTAAATTGGCAGATGGTGTTGGTGTCAATCAAATATGAGTTTATTACGCCAAGTTCTTTATGGTTAGAAAAGACTTCGCTATTTCTGATAGTAGGGGAACAATCAACCCACGCACCTGTTCTTACTCGTATTGCCTTGAAATTGATTTCGCTCATTTCTCCCCTCCTTCCTCGATTACTCCTATCGGTTTGATGTCGTTCACACTTTCATCCTCGGTGAAGAAGGAAACCTTCATCGTGTCGCTCACGTAGGCCATGGCCACAACATCTTCATGGGCGTTCTTGATGATACAGATGTCTCCTCTTACCTCGTTCTGCATTTTAAGATACTTCACGGCTGCATCCTTCACCGCCAAAGGATTCATTTTCTTTGTTATCGTCTCCCCCGACTGAGGAAAGACGAATATAAATTCTTGCTTATTCATATTCTTAAAACTCAAATAATTCTAGTTGTACATATCTCTTCTTCGGGAGTAGATTTTCTATCTCCTTCAGTATCTTAGCTGCGCTCTTGCAAACAGAACTATTCCGGTTGCGCTCTTGCTCTATCTGTACGCTAAGCCAATGCTTTACCCAATTCAAAGCATGCTCAATGGCATCTTCCTGTGTCTTGAACCAATTCGTGTTGCTGAGGTTAGTTCCAAACGCCCCTCCTCTATCTGCTAGCATGTATGTAACACCATACGTCCATTTTCCTCTAACATAAGCTGTGGATATTTCGATATGGGGGATTCCGCTGCCGATTTCTGTCTTATCAGGATTCGTGCATACACCGAACTCGTTGAATAGAAATTTCTTTATCATGATTCCATTTCACTTTCTGTTATTAACAACTCATCAAACATAATACTATCCTTGCATGAGCAGCTCCATGATGATTCGTCCTTGTCTTCAGACACTTCATAGTTATCGGGATATTCCTCCTTGTAGAATTCTAGGATATTATCCTCCTCTTCTGCCATCCGCTCCTTGGCTGCGGCCTTGGTGGAGTAAACTCCAATAATATTAACGCCCGAATAGTCTTGATTGTCTGCTCCGTGCTTAATCAACACAAATACTTTCTGTTTCTTCATCTTATTCGCCCTCCTTCTCTTTTACATCAAATGAGACACTTTCCAACTCGCCTTCGCCTTCCAAAGCACCGCTATCGTACATTGTTCTTGCGAACCTTTCAGCGCATTCTGATGAAACAGCAGAACACTCTACCTTGTAGACTACCTTCTCTACGATTTCTACTACATACTTCTTCATAATCAAATCCTTTCTTTAAAAAAAATTAATACTTGGTGGACGGATGGTACGTTGCAACCATCTGTAGCGGCTTGAATACCGCATTCGCCCTATATATAAAACAACAACAACTTCTATTTTATCTTCTCATTTCTCTTCTCGTTTATCTTCTCAAGACAAGTATGCTTGTCTACTTGCATTCCGTTCGGGAGGAAGAACCTCTCAGCAAATGAGGTCTGCTTGATGATGAACGTTGTACGTGCCCTGTATCTCCGTCCGAACTTGTCAACGCGTGGATGGCTCCCTTGAAACATTTGATGATTATCGTCATATTGCTTACATCTCCTCTACAATATCTTCAAAACTCTTCTTCTTAATCTCCATAGAAATCAGACTTGCTATATCTAAGACTTTCGTTTCCTCGTACTCTCTGGACGTATCGTCATGGATATATATACAGAAACTATCTATCTCGTATCTGTCGCTATCGAACAGAGTATAGCTTGATGTAGGAAAGCGGAAAATAATTCTGCTCCAATCCTTTTTATCCAACAGATTTTTAACAACTGAATTAGTCATACTCAAAATGGTTTGTGAGGGAGATTTCTCTCCCTCGGGTTAAACTTACTCCTTCATCAGACTTTCTACAAGTTCTTCCTTGGTGGCAAAGACGTCTACACCCTTTGTGTATGTACTATCAAAACCTAACAAAAGCTTGCAGACTTCCTTGTCTTCGTTCTTCTCAATGGTGATGCGAGAAATCTTCATCTCAGCTATCTTGTTATCACGCATGGTGAAAACCTGCTGACCAACATAGAAGTTGGTTTTAAGATGCGTATTTGCGTGTCTCTGTACGTCCCAATCAGGCGATAATGTCATACAGGCGTACACCTTTTCTCCGTCTGCCAATGCAGTTGAAACACGTTCAAAGATTTCTTGCTCTGTTGGCTCACATTCCACCTCGTTTCCCTCTTCGTCTTCTCTCATGATGGTGTAATCATAACCATTGCCTTGCTCGTCTGAAAGGTAAAATCCGATTTCCTGTGCCTTCACTACGTCTTGGATATTCTCTACCTCAACACCTACCATGTGACCAAAAATATAAATTGCATTGTTTGTATTCATAATTTTATCTCCTATAATTTAAATTTGTTACTTGTTATTGTTAATCATTCTTGCATTATAAGTTCTGCCGATAATCTTGTCTATCTTTGCTTGCTGCTGATAATCTGTGCAGTCGGCAAAGTTCTCCTGTCCCTCATAGAAACGTGCTGCATTCTTCAGCTCATGGAGTGTTGCTTGGGTGTAGTCCTTGTTAGGATCAACTTGCCTAAGGTTCTCACATGTCTTGCAATACTCGATGAAGTCTACAAGCAAAGATTTCTCCTCGCTCTTGCTCTGCTGTCCGGCTCCCATAAGTGGTAGGGCAACGATAGTTGCCACTACCAAAACTATCTTAATTCTCTTTTTCATATCTTTACGGATTTAATTTCTTGTTTATCTCTTTCAATGTCTTGTATGTCTCCGGAAACAACTCCAAATGTGCTGCCATGAAGACTGCGTGCCCAACTGCCTTTGCATAGGCTGATGTTGTTGTTTGATAGAGTAACGCCCTAATTGCGTCATACTCCTTGTCTGTAAGTTCTAACTTATTCTTCTTCATTACTCATCCTCCATGTCTTTTGCTGCTCTCAGTCTGTAGCCTATAAGACTGCCAACTAAGAAGATTAATACATAAATTGTGATGTCCATAACTTAACCCTCCTTAATATCTTAAAATCTTTTTGATTACTGCGGCTGCGAGAACATCGTTAGCGGTTATAGGTCTCGGCTCTGTTATGCTTTCTGCCCATGCAGCACCACCAAAATACCAATGGTCTCTTCTCCACTCCTCACAAAACTTCTCAGCCTCCCAACGTGTAGGAAACTCCTTTTCTCTCATTTCCGAGTGCGGTCTTCTGCCATACTCGTAATGTGCTACGTGATGTACTTTCATATCAATTTCCTTTCTTTTAATTGTTATGAATTATAAAAATTAATAGGCTCATAATCTCTGTTTCTGCAATCGTTTCCTTCCTCATGATAAGGGCATTTATTGTCTTTCTTATAGTAACTGCCAAGGCGGTCGTTCATACCCATACTAGATACTACAAGTCGATTGCATTTGCCATTTCTGAATGCAAATCTGCAAGATAAACAAATATTCTTTTCCATTTCTGTTTATTTATTAATTGATTTAACTTGTGCGGTCTCACGGCTTGAACGTGATGTGCTCCTCTATTCGCTGACCGCTCCATGTTACTTCTTGCCAAAGTTGAAGATTCTAACGAACTGATAGAATTGTTTCTTGTCGCAAAGGTGGAAGAGGTCTTCCATAATGTATTCCTTACATTCCTTTGTGCCTTCCCTGTAGGTCTCTTGCATGGATGCTGCGGTCTCGTTGCCGCATTTAAGCCAATACAAGAAGATGGCTCCTAAACTCTCATATTCGTTGTACTCGTCATAGTACTTCTTCTGCTGCTCGTAAGTCTTATTCTTTCTCATAATCTTGTAGTATTGTGGTGGGGATTGCTCCCCACCTAGTTAGTTACTCTTCTTCCTCCTCTTCTTCGTCCTCATCGTCATAAGGTCGGGTTTCATCTACTTCGCCTTCATAGCTTAAATAAATATCTTCGTCCTTTGCGATAAGTTCAACATAATCGGCTAACTCATTTGTGCCGATAAACTGATACAGGCTATCTAACATTGCGCTATCGCCTAATGCTTGGCGCAAGTTGTCAAATGCGTTGCAAACTTCCTTGTAGTCTCTTTTTACTGCCATAACTCTTAATCATTAATCTTGTTAACTAATTCTTGCATGTTAGCAAGTCTCTCTAACGTCTGTGAAGATAGTGTTATACCACATATCTTCGCTGAGTTCTTGATGTTCATCGCCTTATCTAGTAAAGCGAGTGTGATGATACAAATATCATTGCTTGTAAGTGTTATTGTCTTTTCCATTGCCTTAATTGTTTAATGGTTTATTACTCTTTCCACCAATCAGAAACGTCACTTCTCTTGAGGTGTCTCATTTCCAAAAACTCTTTGAGGGTGCTGCAATAAGTATTCATAGAATAGCAATCACCCTTCAATATAACATGTACTTCCTTAGCCATAATCTTATTTTAATGTTGTTATTGTAATTCTTGAAATAACTTCACAATCTTTTGATGATACCCAAAGAGCCTTTAGTTCATAAGTTGTGTAGGAGTTGCCGTGTTCGTCCTTACTGCGTCCTACGCACTTGTAACCAAACGATTTTAGGTCACTTTTAAACCTGTCCATCATTTCATCATTATAGCTTTTTGATGTATGTATAGGGCTCATTCTTACTCTGCCGTCTGCAAATCTTTCGATTTTGCGGAAATCTACCAAATATTTTTCCATAATCTTTTGTCAGTTAGGCGTGGGGAGGGGCGTACGCCCCGTGGGGGCGCTGCCCCCTTATCTCCCCACATTGTTACTTACTCATTTCATACACCCAATATAAACCTTCATGATTTAAGGAGTACTCTTCTGCCTTATCTCTTGTGTCGAATTGTGCAACAACTTCGGGTTTCCTGTCGGGTTCGCATACGTAGTCTTTTACTACGATGTAGTCCTTCATGCACTTGCCTTCATCTTTGAACACTCCAAAGTATTGTTCGTAATCTTTGAACACAAGCACATCAACAAGTTTACCTCTGTACATTACAGGAAACTTCCCGATAAACGGATATTCTCCCCAAAACTCTTTGATGTACTCATCATTGTCTTCATATATGTTAGGGCGAACCTCATCTTCGTCTGCAATTACGTAACCTTCTTTGGTGTAGAGAAGGTCACAAATGTAATAATCTGCTAACTTTGCCATAGTCTTACCCTTTCTCTACTAGAAAAGCGAGTACTTTGTCTTCATCTGTGTAAGCTATAAAAAGTTTGGGTGTTAGTATTTTTACGTTCCACCCTTGCTTTGTCAGTCCTATAGTCATACCTTTCAAGTATGCCTTAGCGTAATTCTCTGCTTTGAAACATACGCCTAAATCTTGAACTCCGCTTTCGTCTATTCTTTTAATTGTGTACATAGTTGTCGTTGTTGTTAAAATGTTCTACAATAAAGTGCAGGTGTACGTTTGCGCCCAACGTCTGCAAGTCTTATGCAGCCTAACTCCCTTCGTTTAACGTCCGTGGGTTGACGTGTTTCGATGTTTCTCTAGTCTAACACGACTAGCGTTTTTACATCTTGCGTGATGAGTGTTTGAGACTTCTTTGTCTTGTTGCTTTGAGAGTCGCAACTAACTCGGTGTACGATGTCCTCGGTGTTTGTCCTGTGTCTACCTCAGTGTTTTGCCTACTTAACCTATTTGTATAGCGTTCGTTACTAGCCAAAATATCTCTAAATGTGCCATTGCTACGCTGAAATCAAACTAACTTGATTTCGGGTGCAAATTTAAGCAAAACTTTAATACCACCCAAATATTTTATAAAGAAATGCTTAATATTTAACGCTTATTAATAAAGCGCCGCTTTAATTTCACAGATATTAAGTAAAGATATGCTTTATTTTTCGTATCTTTGCACCCAATTAATTAAGAACAACTTTATTATGGTACAGATACATTTAAAAGAGATATTGAAAGAACGTGGAAAAACCAACAAATGGCTAGCCACAGAACTAAATGTTACCGAGGTAGCGATAAGCAATATCGTACGTGGAAAGAACTATCCAACGTATGATTTATTGGAACGTATGGCAGAATTGCTAGAAGTCAAGATGTCAACTCTTCTAGGTGAGGAACCTTTAAAGGTTGTTGATGACTCTAAAGAGTTTGCAGCATTCGTGAGATATAAGGGTATTCATTATACCGCTGATACCCTTGATGAGTTCTTTCAACAGGTAGATGAATTGAAAACAATAACAAGATGGATGAAGTAGGAACATTTAGAAGCAAGGATGGTTATATAGTCCATGTAGTTGGCGAAACACATAATTGCTATTATCTGTATTGCAAAGAAGAAGGAGCCATGATGTCGGCTCCCAAACGTAGCGTAAGCGAAACTTATCTTAGGGTTTGTAACATAGGCTTTATTGATTGCAATAAGGTTAGTGAATTCAAAGAGATTAAGGAAAGTGTGGCTTACAAAGTTTGGCGTGGAATTTTGATGAGAATAGGTAAAGGAAATTATGAAAATGTACAATTGTCTTCTGAGTGGCATTACTTCTCATTCTTTAAAAAGTTTCATGATGCTAATTATCATGAAGGCTTTGTGATAGATAAAGACTTGCTATCCGGAAGATACGGAAAGATGTATTCTGCATACACTTGTTGTTATATCCATCAATCTCTTAACTCAATAATAAGAGAACGTTCAAAAGAATTCGAGCCATTCAAAAAGGATGAGCAAGGGAATTATTTTTTCTATTATAACGTGGGTAGTGGTTATTACAATAGGTCGCATATCATTAAAGCAAAAACAATAGAGGAGATTTGCGAGAAGTACGCTCTATATAGATGCACTAGGGTTTTGGCTGCATATCAAGAGTATTGGAAATACCTTAGCGATGAGGCAAAGCGTGCGCTATCGGTTCTTTATGACTTCAAAAACTATTATGAGCGAATATACTCGTTGTGTATCCACGACCCTTATGTCGTGATGCATCAGCTAGACGATGGTCTTTTGTGGTGAGGGCGTCAGCCCCACAGGGCATGGGGAGGGCGCTTGCGCCCGTGGGGGCGCTGCCCCCTTATCTCCCCCGAGGATTCTTCACTCTCACCCATAAAAGGTAGGAACACACAAGAGAGAACAGAGAGAGTACAGGAAACCACAACAACCAAAGAAAACAATTTCCCTAACTAGGAAAATAAAAACCGCCTAAATCGTCCTTCAAAAAGCCTTAATCCTAGATGAGCGCATTATCTTGCACAAAACCATGAAATCTACGAAAAACCCACAAAATCGGCTCTAATCTGCTTGCAAATGGCTCTTAAACGGCTCAAAACTCACGAATTTGGGAGAAATCCCGACCATCTGCCCGAAAATCGCAAAAATCGGCAGAAATGAGCGACTTTAGTGTTGATTGTGGGTGAAAATCATTCAAGAAGGCTGAATACGGCTAGTTAAAGTTTGCTAACGAACTCCTTGCGTGCGTGCGTACCTATTAATGCAAACCCCATTTTTTGTTTGCAAAGAATCTTCTTTTATGAAATAAGAACTTTCTTTACATTATTGTTTTATTGATCCTCAGGGACGATTGAAACTAACTTGCTTATAATTAATCACTTGTCTTTTCTTTACAATAATCACGTATGTTTACAAATTGGGTCTTCTAGAGGGAGAAAAGGGAGGAGGAAAAGGGGTGAGTTGCGCCCCGAGAAAGAAATTGGTGGGATTTTGGGCGATTTTGAACGAGGTTGGAACACGGCAAAACCGAACTTCAAATATTATATATTTGCCCTCGAAACATCAAATAATTGCAATTATGACGGAAATATTATCAAAAATCCCAAAGCATTTGACCTCTTGCCCTGTACTCACGGACAAAAAGGAGTGGATAATAGGTGCTGCTGCCTTGGCGGGCGGTGTTGCGTCTTCTCTCTTCGGTGCTAACAAGGCTAAGAAGGCGGCTAGAAGGGCACAAGCGGAGAACACGTACAGAACGAACGCTGAGAAGGCTTGGTACGACAAGAACTACAACACGGACTACCTCGACACGAAAGCCGGTCAGAACCTCATGAGGAGGGCGAAGGAAGTACAGGACGAGTATGTTCGCAAGGCTGATGGCGCTGCTGCCGTTGGCGGTGGAACCGCTGCAAGCGTGGCGATGGCGAAGGAGGCAGCTAACAAGGCTATGGGCGACACGATAGCCAACGTAGCGGCACAGGACACGGCTCGCAAGCAGCATGTGGAGGACGCTCACCTTCAGAACACTCAGCAGTTGTCTAGAGAGCGTCAGCAAATCGAGCAGCAGAAGGCGCAGAACACTAGCGATGCGGCTCAAAATGCGTCAAATGCGATGTTCAATTTCGGTGTGAACCAATTGGGGTCAGAACTCGAAGGTGCTAAGGCGGTGAAAACCAACGCTTTAGGCTCAAACGGAAAGCCAATTGATAACACAATTGTAACACAACAAGACCAAACCGCTCATTCTGCCGCTACTGACCACTTGGCTGAGGGCATGATGTCTCCCGAGGAGAAGAACCAATACCGCTTGAAGAAAGCAGTCGGCTTGTCGGGGCTTGGGTAGCAGCTAGAAGGTGGAGCGGACGAGCGACAGGCAAGGACGGCAAGGCAAGGTGGACGAGGCATAACAGGCGACCCAAGACCCCCACCCCCTTTGACCACCGTTGCAAATTATAGTAGAATAATACAAATAAAGAAATCTCGCCACCCCCCACCCCTTTTTCTGGATTTCGGTTTTCCGATTTTCCCCACCCCTGAATTTTCGGGAAGTGTTAAAATGATTAAACATAAATAATATGGAAGTAAAGATAGGAAAAGGTCTTTTGTCTCAGATTGAGAAGCCATTCGAGTCTAGCAATAATAAGATAACGCTAGATGATTTGGCTAAGTTTCTAAAAGAAATGGACGAGCAGTACAACCATAGAGTAAATACTGAACGTGAGTATTATGCTCGGTTGATACGCAAGGATGGAAAAGTCCGAAATGTGCTAGTGGTAGAAAACAAGAAGGAATCTGAGGAGTGGAATCCTAAATTCTACTATTACAAAGAGACAGATAACGGCATTATTCCTGCATCATACGACGATATTATAAACCAGTTTTCAAAACATTAAAACAAAAATAGATTATGACATTAGAAGAAGCAAAGAATATATTGAAGAAAGAAGGTTTTCACATGGCTTTAGCGAATAAAGTAATAAACCAGACTGGCGCGATAAAAAAATTTGAGAAGCCAGAAGTTTGCGAAGCCATAAAGGTTGCCAATGCAAATAGATGGACTGTTGCCTTGTCTCCTACGGAATGGGATCAGCGAGAGGCTCGCTTGAAGGATGAGTACGAAAAGAGCACCAAGGCTCCTGGTCCTGGTGAAGAGCAGCCATTGGAAAAGAGTTCTTCAGTTCCTCATACCGGACTAGTTTACGACCAGAACTTTGAAGTTGAGCGTCTCCGGCAGGAGAATAAAGATTTGCTTAAAGTCGTTGAAAAAATGAAGGAAGGCAATCCTGCCCTTAAAGAAGCAGCCTCCAAGTTCAACGATGCCTTGTTGGATGAGCAGGCGAAGAAGATTGACGAGCAGAATCACGAGATTACTCGTTTGCTTTCTCTTGTAGAGAAGAAGGAAAACAGTATCAGCCGACTCCATTATGAAAAATCAGTTTTGGAGAAGGAAAATGAGGAATTGAAAAAAGGCGAGATTCCTGCAAGATACTTCGATAAAGCCTTGGTTGACGAACAGTCAGAGAAGATTAAGAAGCTAGAGCATGAAAAGCTCGATATATTGGAAATGGCTAGCTCTTGCAAGCAAACCATTGAAGAGCTTACCAAGGAGAAAACAAATCTGGAGGATCAGATTACGATTTTGAATGCTTGCAAAGAGCATAACAAGAACGTTAACAGAAAACGGATCAAGCGTCTCAGCAAGGAGATTGCCAAGTTGAACAGCATCATCCATGACAAGAACGCTGTTTTGTCTGACGTTGCAGAGGAACTTCGTCTTACAAAGATTCGTGAGAAGAATCTTGCCGAGTTAGGTCTGAAATATGTTGGGGAGAATGAGAAGTTGAAGAAGGAGCTTGCAGACAAGGTTGTTGACAAGATTGATGCTCAGGCTTTGAAGAGTGCCGAGAGTGCTCTCGCTTATAAGGATAAGGTGATTGCCGACTTGACAAAGAAATTGAATGTTAAGCACAAGAAGTATGTATATTACAATGGTACAATCGTAGCAGTTCAGCGGCTTGTCAACACCCTTGCAGGTTACGCAGCAAAGCGTTATTATAAGGAATTATGCGACCAGATGGTTGATATTGTAGAGGAAGGTGGCGACCAATCTGCTTCTATTGTTGTGCAATGCGATAATGGTATAACTCTCTCAAAGGAAGAAGCTGAAATCATCGAGCGTTGCAAGAAGAACGGCACGGAGTTACACTATAGTGAAAAGGATGGCTTTACTTACACAAATGTGTTTGATGAAGAAATGCCTATTAGATGCCTTCGTGGTATGTTTCATGTATTTACCGATGAGGAAATCGAAAATATGAAAAAGTAAGCTATGGCAGTAAACAATAATCAGAATACACAGCAGCCTAGGAAGAAGCCGGTAACTATCGGCGGCTATCCTGAGGCTGTGCATGACCTGATGAGGGCGAAATATCCCGATTATGATCAGGTGATGAATGGAGGCAACGGAGGGGCCGCGGTGGTTAATGGCGGTACTGGCGTTAACTTCTTCGGGAATGGGGGCGGTGCTGCCGGTAAGTTTGAGGCTCAGCCTGTTCAGACTCTTCAGACTGGCGCAGCACCTATTACAGATTTTACCCAGATGCCGCAGGAACAGCAGGTTCCAGAGTTTGAGGCTGACCCTAAACAGAGGGATGGCGGCTTTTTCAGTTGGCTCGGCAAGGTTATACCGAAGAGCAGACCGGGAATGAGAGAGGGTGAGACTCCTGACGAATATGACCGAAGAATCACTACCAACCGTGAGAATATCGCTGCCTTTGCCGATGCCATCCGTCACATGGGAAACATCATCAATACTTCGAAGGGTGCGCCTCTGCAGGTGTTCAATGACCCTACTACCATGATGGAACAGGGTTATCAGAACCGCAAGGCTCAGAGACAGAAACAAGCTGCCCTTGATGCGGATGCTGCCTATAAGCAGGCAAATCTCGACCTAGATAACCGAAAAGCACAGGCTGATCAGGTTTATAAGGAGTATCTTATGTGGCTTCGTGGTGAAGGTAATCAGCTTGCCAAGGATAAGTTTGAGTACCAGAAAGGAAAGGATGAGGCTGCTGACCAGTATAAGAAGGATAAGGATAAGCGTGACTTCGAGTATAAGAAGGGGCGTGACAAGGTGAAAGATGAGCAGGCTCGGCAGCGTCTGGCTATTCAGCAGTACAACGCAACCCATAAGGGGCGTGGTGGCGGCGGTGGACGGTCAGGCAGGAGCGGTAGCGGCTCGGGTGCCAAGTACTGGTTTGAGGATAAGAACGGCAAGATGCGCTATCAGCCTAACAAGACCATGTGGGAACAGGAGTACTACCGTGAATATGGCAAACTTCCTCAAGGCGAGACATCTACTTCTACCAGTACAAAGACCATCAATCCGAAGACTGGCGCAGAGGTAACGACCACCACAAGAAGAAAGGGTGCATCTGTTACCAGTCAGGCAGCAGCTTCGCAGAATGCGGCTAGGAATGCGAGAAACAGACCGAAGTCTGCCGGCAAGTCGAAGAACGGCTATAAGAACACAAAGAAACTTGGATTATAAACATTAATATATAATATATGGCTGGAGATAAATTTGACCAACTTTATAACGCCTTGAAAGCAGATGGCGCAGTTACAGGAACGAGAGAACATTTCAGACAGTTCGTGTATGCGCCGGGCAAGCAGGGCTATCATAACAGAAAGCAGCTCTATGATGCGCTTCATGCCGATGGTGCTGTTTCCAGTAATTCGTATGAGGAGTTTGCGCAGCGACTTGGATTGCATGCAGTAAATCCGAAACCTCAGCAGCAGAAGCCAGTTCAGCCTGTCAAGAAGCAGACGATGAAGCAGAGAGCGCAGGAAGTGGCAGCGCAGTATCGGAAACCAAGGCAGCAGAAGGTGCAGCAGCCTAGAACGGCTACTTCTTCTGGTACAGACTACATGCAGAACTGGCGGTTGATGCACATGCGTAACGACCAGATGAACCCATTGCAGCAGGTTCAGGCTAGTAATGCGCGCGCACGCATGCAAAGAGCACAAGAGCAGTCTGCACGTCAGGAGCAGCAGAGAGCAACCCCTATCAGCAGAAGCAGAATAACTCCTACTGCCAAGAATTTCAACGAGACGATGCAGCAGCTTTCTACTCCTGAAGCTAGACAGGCTAGAGCCAAGCAGCAGAGAGAGGACGATGCTAGAGCATTCGCCCAGTATGAGGTTGAGGGCAACAAGTTCGTAAGGAATGACGGCCAGTCCGAAGGTATTTTGGGTAATGATCTTCTCAAACTGGTAGATTCTTCCATGAATGAGGCGCAGGAATTAACACGTCAGCAGTATCAGCAGAACCTTGACAAGATGGGCGGCATCTATGCACCTCAGTCGGTAAAGGAACAGGCTTTCCGTGATGCACAGACGCAGGAACAGGTGAACCGCCAGAACGTTCTGATGAACAATCTCAGCAGCAAAATCAACGAGATTTATTCACAGAAGGGAATGCAGCGCCATATTGCCGAGAGTGCAGAGAAACTGAACATGAGTGTGGAGGAATACGTGGATAAATACGTTACTCCTGAGATTATGAACTATGCTCAGAAGGCTCTGACGATGCGTAATCAGGAGGAAATCATGCCTCATGGTGCGCTTGACTATATTGCCAAGAACCTCAGCAACTCTATTATCGGTATGGTGGTGGCTCCATCTGTGATGTCTAGAGATACAAGACAGAGATTGCAGGAAGGTATTGCTATTGCGGATGGTGATGCGGAAATTCAGAAGGTTGCCGGCCACAAGGATGAAACATATCGCTCGGGCATCGGTACGAGATTCGCATCTACTGCCGTAAACATGGCTGCTGATTCTGGTCCACTCGCCGTAATCGGTGCCGGCGCAAGTGCTGCCGTGAATGCAGGAACCCGAGTTCTGACTAACGGACTGGTGAAGGCTGGCGTGATGAAGGCGGCACAGAAGCTTACCGCCCAACAGATGGCTTTCAAGGTGGCCAACATGACAACGGCACAGAAGATCATGTCTGGATTGGGAACCAGAACAGCAACAGGTGCGCTGAACCTTGCAGGATATTCGGGTGTGACTGCTGCTTTGAATCAGGCTTCTACGGGCGATGATACTTCGCTGCAGGCTATCGGCGAGGCTGGTCTGAAAGGTGCTGAGCATGGTGCGGTAACAGGTGCGATGTTCGGAGTTTCGGGCGCAATCATGTCTCCTTGGGTTTCCAAGTTCGGAATCACCGGCATGGAGAAGAGTACTGGCGAGCGATTGCTTCACGGCGCGCAGAAGTTTGGTGCTACGGCTGCCGGTCTGGGCGTTGAGGCTGGAACCATGATGGTTGCCGACAACGTGACTGGCGATAAGGATATTTCCTTTGGCACTTGGTTGGAAGATGTTGTGATGGTCGGTGCATTCAAGGCTGGCGAGCCTAGCAACTTCGTGAAGATGGGTAACATTCTGCATCATCTTACTCATAATAGCGGTGGTAATTTCGTGATTGGAAAGAATGCCAACGGCTCCCCTATTGCCGTGGATATTCGTCTGACTGCTGACGAGAAGAACGAGTTGATTTCTTCTGCATCGGGCAAGAATCTGATGGATGCTTTCGTGAAGGTGGACCGTGCATCGAAGACTGCACCAAGAGATCCGAAATACAAAACGGCATACACGGATTTTATGAACGACCCAGACGTTTCTCAGAGCACCAAAGAGAAGGTGAATGCGGCCATGGGACTGTTTAACACGACAAGAGGCAAAAGCTACCGTAGCGTGAACGACGTGAAGAACAAACAGATTCTTGAATACACCAAGAACGGAACGCTGCTTACACGTACCTCTTATAAGAATGCCGATGAGCGTAGAGCTATTCTTTACAAGCAGAAGCTTTATCGTGATAATGATGATATGATGTCGCTGATGGGCTACGCAAGGATGAAGGATATGCAGTTCATAGATGATGATGGAACTGTCACTAATCTAGCGTTTAAATTCCTAAAGGAAAACGGATATGACGAGAATAAGGATATTACAGACCCGAATAATGCCCGACTGATTAATGAGTTGCGCAACCAGAAAAGTGCGCTCTATCTTGACTGGGAAAAGTATGCGGACAAAAACGGTTTGCTTGGCTACCTCAGATCAGAAAGCAAAGGTTATACTAATAACTTCATGGCTTCTATCAAAGAACTTCTTGGTAAAGAAGGAAGCATTGTTATTGATATTGACAAAATCATGCGCAAGGACCCGATGAAGCGTACCGATGAGGAGAACAGAATCTTCTATCATGTGAAGAGAGCACTCGAAGATGAGCTTTTCCCTAGCTGGAGACCACACGCAGACCAGTCTGCCAGCCAAGGTAAGACAGTTGCCGAGGAGCATAGTCTGGGAACGGACAACCCGGATAGCGGCGTGGTAGTTGATGAGTTGCGCAACCTTCGCAACGCCGAGCAAGCCCTTGATGCAGCGATGGATAGTAACGATGTCTTCAAGCAAACCTTTGAGCGATTACACCAGCAGGGCTTGACACCGGCACAGATTTATGATGCACTCATTCAGAACGGATTGTTGGAAGAAGAGTTGACCCCACTTGCCCAATATATTAATGCGAACGCTAGAGTGCAGGGTATGCAGCAGGCTACTGCTGATGCTATAGAGGAAAACGTGAAGAGCTTTATTTCTGATTGGAGCTATCACGGAACATTGAACGGTCAGGCGATGAATGGCGAGCAGGCTCTGTACGTTCAGGACAACAGCGGAAGAACACTTCTTGTTGGTTCGGGTGATGTTGCCTTCGACCAGACTACAGGTAGAGCCAAGGAAGGCAGCGGTGATATGCTTGTCTGTCTGGACCCTAATACCAAGGAATTGGTTTATGTGAAGGCAGATGAGGTTACTCTGTTTCAGAATCAGCCTATCGACCAGTTTGCTGCAGAATATCGTCAGAGATTGCAGATGAAGAACTCCGAGCCTTATAATCAGGCGGCACAGGAACAGGCGATGCAGGATGCAGCCAAGCCTCAGCAGGAGCAGGAGACACCACAAGATAATACCACAAAATCGGAAGATAGTACCACAAAAGAGGGTGATTTAACAAAAGATAATACCACTTTAACAAAAGTTGATACCACATCGGGCGAAGATAATACCACAAATGAGAACTTAGCACCACAAGAGCAGCCTCAGCAGACCCGAAAGTTTGCCGATGGTTCCGATGTTCCTATGGCTACGGATAGCAAGGGAAGACCTACACCAGACTATGCTAGTATGACTCCTGAGCAGAGTGCGGAGATTCTTACTGAGGATTTCGGGGATAATGCCGAGAAGGTGGTGGACGGACAGATTAAGAAAGCCGAGAATGCTTTGAAGGATGCCGAGAAGATGAAGGTGGACTATACCGCCGAGCCTAACGACATCATGGAGCAGGAGGCTTTGAAGACTAAGACCGTTGAGGCTGCCAAGGAGCAGCTAGAGCACGCTCAGAATATCAAGAAGACTATGACAGCCCAAAAGGTGGCCGAAACCGTGGGTAAGACAGAACAGACAGAGGGCGCACATGAAGCTGGCAGCGTGGCTGCACAGAAGTTTGTGAATGCACCTAGACTTGTAGGCAACAAGCGCACAAGAATGCTGCCTGACGGAGAGACAAAGATTAAGGGACACTATGAGATTGTGCCAGCTGAAAGTCTTACTCCTTCTCATGATGTGAATAACGACTATAAGAAATCTGAGGGATTCCCTACCGATGCAGAGGGCAGAACCGTGAATGACCGTGACTATGAGCACGACAAGGCGGCTCAGCAGAATACGGACCAGATTGCCCGAAAGTATAATGGTATGGCTATTGAGAATGTGCCAGTGGTGTCTGACGAGGGTATCGTATATGATGGTAATGGTAGAACGATGGCAGGACAGAAGGCGGCAAAGGAAGGCACGGACGGCGAATACATCAACGACCTTCTGGAAAATGCCGAGAACTTCGGCTTTACCAGAGAGCAGATTGAGCAGAGCGGTATTGAGCATCCTCGTCTGGTAATGGTGACGGATGAGAGACTGCCTTACGATGCAGCTACTTTCGCTAAGTTCAACCGAAACGAGAAGAAGACTCAGAGTAATACCGAACAGGCGGTTGCCAAGGCTAAGACCTTGACTTCGGACGAGGTAGGCGCGATTGTAGCTGAGATTGAGGGAAATGGTTCTCTTGATGCTTTCTTTAACAATTCCAAGGCAATAAATGACTTGGTGAAGACGTTAGTAGATAAAGGCATCATCGGACAGAACGAGGTGGCACAGATGATGGATAGTCCTGAGCGACTTTCTGCACAAGGCAGGGAGTATGTGAAGAACCTTCTTTTGGGTTCAATCTTCAAGCCAGAGACTATCAGAATGCTGGGCATCGACTCTACGGTGAAGAATAAGGCTATCAACGCTATCCGCTCGGTAATGGACAACATGAAGTTGGGCGAGTTCTCTCTTCGTGATGAGATTGATCAGGCTATCCAGTTGCTCTATGAGGCAAGACAGGGCGGTAATAAGGTTGATACGCTGCTGAGAACACCAGACATGTTCGGTGAGGATGCAGCTAAGCGTTACTCTTCTATCTCTCAGATGATGGCTTTAGCCTTGGAGGGCAAGGTTTCTGATTTCAGAGATTTGCTTGACGAATACAACCGCATCGCTAAGGCTAGAAATACTGGCGAGGGCAGTATCTTTGAGGCAGCTCCTACCAAGGAAGAGTTAATAAAAGAATTTTTGGACTTTAAAAAATGGCAAGATTATGGAACAGGACATTCAGAAATTGAAGGAAGCAATGATGTTTCAGGCAATGAAGAACCTCAACAAGAAGCATCAGGAGGAAATGAACCAGCAGAAGCAGAGCGACCAAGAGTAGAAGAGGCTGACGACTTAGAAAACAAGGAACTCGAAAGTCGCATTGAGGTGACGGACGAGGAAACCGAGACTCCATCAAAGAATGGTCCTATCATGAAGCAGAAGATTCTGATTGATGGCGACAAGGAGGTTATCAAGGTTAACGAGCCAAACGAGAAGGGAGAATACACCGGCTCATACTATGAGTATGATGGCAAGAAGTTTGGTGACCTGAATGAGGTTGTAGAGCATATTGACGAGGCGAATGCAGATAAGTTGACAGATGTTGAATCTGATTGGCAAAATAAGATTGACGATTATATCGCCGAGCACTACCCACACCATAATGGTGTTCGTTCTCGCACGCCAGAAGAGCAGGCTGCATACGACGCTGAGACTGAGGCAATGAAGAATGATCCAGTTTTGGCACAGATGCGCAAGGATGCAGAGAATGCTTATAAGGAAGCAGAAGGCGGTCTCCCACTCCTTCCAAAGGAAGAGAAGCCAGACCCTACTTTTGACCCGATTGCAGCGGCTGCCGCGGAGTTCAAGAAGGAGCATCCTCTGACCGAAGATGAGATCATGAAGGCAGACGTGGATGATTTGTCCAAGGATATGGCTCTGGACTATCTGAACGGAGAAGTGATAGATGATTTGCATCGTGCTATCTATGAAAGCATCTTTGCCAAGACTAGAGGGCAGAAGACTGAGCCAAAGGTTGAGACTCCTAAAACGGAACCATCTGCTGACCCTATGGAAGGAATCAAGAATGCAGCAGAAGGATTCGAGAAGGAGAAGAAATCAAAAACCGAAAAGAAGCCTCAGCAGAAAGCTGACGATGCAGCAGTAGCGGCTTCTAACAAGAAGGTTAATGACCTTTGGGATATGCTCAAGAATGCCGGTAAGGATGAAATTTCTGCTTCGTTTGTTGGTCTTAACTCTAGACAGCTGGAAGTGTTGCCTAAGCTGGTGAGTGCCATGGCCGAAAATGCTTATCTGAGAATCAAGAGAGGTATGCACAATCTTGAAGACGTGGTGAAGGAAATGCGCAAGGAGTTTGCTCCTGCTGCCAAGATTTTCAAGAAGGAAGACGTGGATGCCATCTATGAGCAGATGATGAATATCCGCTATCGCGATGGCGAGCAGCGCATGAGCTTGAAGGATTGGGCTGACTACTACGAGAAGACTTCGCCTAAGCATCAGGAGAATCTGGTGGGTGACTCCAAGAGTGCTGAGGAAAGGAAGATGAGCGAGAAGAGGTTTATTGATGTCGTGAACCTACAGTTGGGCTTCAAACATAAGTTTAACGGTATTGTTGAGCTGAGACAGATAGCAGAGAGAGTTGGTTTGAAGGATATTAAAGACACAGACCTTCAGGAGCTTGCTGAAACTGCTATTGTTAAGCGAGCAAGAGGTATCGCTTCTTCTGAATCAACCAACGATGCCGTGAAGTTTGAACGCATCAAGACACTCTATGAGAATCAGCCTAGCCTCAACCAGAGAGATTCTGAGCGAGTGATGAAGCAGCAGTACTCTACCCCTGCCCCTTACGCTTTCCTCGCAGATATGTATGTGAAGGGCAACGGTAAGGTGATTGAGAGTGCTCTGGAGCCAAGTGCCGGCAACGGTATGCTTACCATCGGCTTGCCAATGGATAAGGTACATGTGAACGATATTGATGCACAGCGATTGGCGAACCTGAGAAGACAGGGTTTCAAGAACGTGACCAGTCAGGACGGAACTCAGCCTTTTGCAGACAAGGACGTTGATGTGGTGGTAACAAATCCACCATTTGGTAGTGCTACCCCTAAGGAGTATGACGGCTATAAGATTTCTTCTTTGGAAGGACAGATGGCTATCAATGCCTTGGAGAGCATGAAGGACGATGGCCGTGCTGCCATTATCATTGGAGGCAAGACGGAATACGCCAAGAACGGAAGTCTGAATCCGAAAGATAAGGCTTTCCTTGGTTATCTCTATAGCCACTATAATGTGGAGGACGTGATTAATGTGGATGGTGGTCTGTATGCAAAGCAGGGAACCAGCTACCCTACACGTATTATATTAATAAACGGAAGACGCTTGAACGAGAATGCCTTTCCACCAGTAAAGGATAAGGCTAGAGCCGAAGCCGTGAAAGATTATGACGAACTTTATAAACGAATTGAAGATGATATACTACGAGGTGAACGGATGGATTCTTCCATCGGAGGAGAAACAAGAAGTGCTCAACCAGAACTTGATAAACAAGGCGCTGCTGGTACTCCTAAAGAGAGAGTACGAACACGAGAACGAGGAGGAAGCAAACCAGATGGTGAGCGAGAGTCTGACCTATTTGATTCCACTTCCGTATCAGGAACCCATGATGACTTGGAAAATCAACGAGGAACCGAGTCAGGAAAAGATGGAGGATTTTCTGACGGAGATACTGGAGCAAACGGAGCAGGGACAAATGTTGCTCGGAGCGATGGGGCAGGAAATAACTCCAATCCCGAAGGACGAGTATTGGAATCAAGAGGAAATGGACAGTCTAACACTCAGCTTCATGATAATGAATCTTCCGTGCCCGGGAGCGGAGGGGGATCACGGCGACAACTACAGCGGTTGGATCAGCCCGTACGTGGACTAAGTACCGAGAAGGTTACTTATTCTCCAAAGAGTGAAAATCCATTCACTCTGAAAGCAGTTATGCCTGCCGATCAGCAGGAGGCAGTAAACAAGAATCTCGAAAAGTTGGGCGATGCCGACCAGTTCCTTGTTGATGAACTGGGCTATAATGATAAGGATGATTTGTATTCTCATCTTGCAGCAGAGCAGGTTGACTCTGTAGCCCTTGCCTTGCAGCAGGCAAAGAAGGGCAACGCCTTTATTGTTGGAGATCAGACTGGTATCGGTAAGGGAAGACAGGCAGCATCGTTTATTCGTTATGCGGTAAAAAACGGCCAGATACCAGTTTATTTTACTCAGAAAGCTCACCTATTAAGTGATGTTTATCGTGACTTGGTAGATATTGGTAGCCCAGAGCTGAGACCATTTATTTTGGGTAGCAAGAAAGAGGCAACCGTCACCGACTCTGACGGAAATGTCGTATATCCAAAACCTTCTGACGCAGAAAGGGACCGCGTTCTTGCATACATTGAAAAGAATGGTAAACTTCCAGAGGAATATGACTATGTATTAACAACCTATAGTCAAGTAGGCAATGGTGTTTACGAGTTTGACGAGAATGGTGCCCGAAAAGAGAAGAAACTTGCGAAGGGTAAGACATTCGGCGCTGCTGCCCTTAGCGGACAAAGAAGACGTGATGCCATCGAAAAACTGATGGGCAACGCCTATCTTATTCTTGACGAAAGCCACACGGCTGGTGGCAATAGCGGACAGGGAAACTATTTCCAACACATTATTCAGAAGGCAAAGAACGTTACCTTCTTCTCTGCAACCTTTGCCAAGAGACCTGACAACATGCCTATTTATGCTTTGCGTACTGCCATGAACGAGGGCGGTATGAAATCATCCGATTTGATTGATGCGGTAAAGCGTGGTGGTGCAACCTTGCAGGAGATTATGAGCCAGACCTTGACACAATGCGGTCAGATGATTAGACGTGAGCGAGATATGACTGGCGTAACCATCGACTGGAAGGCGATTGATGATCCTGAGCGAGTACAGGAACAGCGAGAACAATATGATAGTATCATCGGATTGTTTAATGATATTATCAATTTCCAAAAGAAATATGTTTCAAGTTACGTGGATGAGCGTAATGATGAGCTGGCTGCCATTCAGTCTACTATGGGAATCAAGAAGGGTACGGCTGCACTGGGTATCAAGAACCAGCCATTTGCCAGCAAGGCGTTCAATACCGTTCAGCAGGTACTTCTCTCCTTGAAAGCGAAGTCTGCTGCAGAACGTGCCATCGACTATTTGAAGCAGGGTATGAAGCCTGTGATTGCGTTGAGTAATACCAATGAATCGCAGACTGATAAGATTAAACTTGGCGAGGAAATGGACGCACCAGACTTGGGTACATCTTTGAAGAAGGGTCTTGAAGGTACACTTCGCTATACCCAGAAGGATGCAAAGGATAATAGTGAAAGCGGCTACATCAAACTTTCGGATTTGGGTGATGAGGCAGTTGAGGCTTATCACGAACTGGAAAAGAAGATTGAGAAGACAAGTACCGGTCTTTCTCTCTCCCCTATTGATGTTATCAAGAACGAGTTGCAGAAGGCTGGCTATAAGGTTGGTGAGCTGACCGGTAGACAGACCGAGTTCGTTTATAACGACAACGGAACTGTTACCAAGGTGAAGCGTGCTGATACAGACAAGAAGAAACTCGCGCGCGACTTTAACGATGGCAAGATTGATGCGCTTATTCTCAACAAGAGTGCAGCAACCGGTATTTCCCTTCATGCTTCGAGCAAGTATAAGGACCAGAAGAAGCGTGTGATGATCGTGGCGCAGCAGCAGCTCGACGTAAACGATGAGGTTCAGATGCGTGGACGTATCGACCGAACCGGTCAGGTGGCTAGAGGTGCATACGAATATGTGGTTTCCCTTATCCCTGCCGAGCAGCGACTTCTGATGATGTTTAAAGCGAAGTTGAAGTCGCTTGATGCCAATACTACTTCTTCGCAGAAGAGCAAGTTCAACGAAATGGAAGTTGCCGATATTACCAATAAATATGGCGATAAGGTGGTTCGTGAGTATATGGCAGAACATCTTGACCTTTATGCACGCATGGCAGATCCATTCGGATGGGAAAAGAGTAATGGTGATGATTTGTCTAGAATCGACCCACAGACTCTTGTTGCTAGCGGTGGCGGTGTTGGTGATGGCGAAGCTGGTGCCGATGCAAGCAAGTTGCTTGGTCGTATGGCTCTGCTGAGGGTTTCTGAGCAGGAGAAGATGTTGCAGGAGATTGGCGAGCTTTATGCCAACGAGATTCAGCGACTCAACGAAATGGGCGAGAATGACCTTGAAATTACCGAGCTGCCTTTGAAGGCTAAGACTCTCCACAAGGAAGTTTGGAAGCAGGGTGCAGAGCCGGGCGGCGATAACGCCTTTGCCGACAACACCTATATCGAAAAGGTGAACATGGCTATCTTGAAGAAACCAATGAAGGCTTCTGAGGTGAAGGCTTCGCAGGAAGGCTTGACTGGCGGTAAGACCTGGGATGAATACAAGACCGAGAAGAAGGCTGCCGTGAAGGAGTACTTCGACCAGAAGATTGCCGACGCAAGCCAGAAGTATGAGGAGCGTGCCGTGAAGGCTGCAACCAAGGCTAAGGAGAAGTATATCAAAGATGCTAAGAAGGGTCAGAAGGATTCGGGTATGAGCGATGAGCAGATTGAGAAGATGGCTGGCTATCAGTATGATAACATCTACAATCAGGAGAAAGATAAGCTGAACGATGTGGTGAAGAACCTGAAAGCCAAGGCTGAAATGTTTGAGCGTGTGCTTGATACCTTCGATACTAACGGCGCTTTCGTTCTGCCTATGGATATGAACAATCCAAACGAGTTGAGCGGATTCGGCAACAGTTACGGTAGACTTATTGACATCAAGATTACAGACAACTACTCGCCTAACGCCTCTTCCGTTTCCTTCGCTACCTTGGATGGCAGAAGAAAAATTACTTTCCCTATTGCCGGCAAGGTGGGTTCTGGTGAAAACAAGGTGGATATTATCGGTTCTATCGACCGCATGACCAAGCAGGCTGCCGGTATGGGAGACAGCCATCTCAGAGTATTGAACCAAAACTTTGATAACTGGGATAGACTGACTAGCAATGAGAGCCGCAAGAATGGTTATATCGTGACCGGTAATCTGATGCAGGCTTTGGTTGACAGCAAGGATCAGGGCTTGGGCGGTCAGCTGGTGAAATATACTACAGATACTGGCGAGGTGAAGACTGGTATCTTGATGCCAGATAGATTCGACCCTAAGGGCTTGACTACGGATGCGCCTATCAACAGCGTAGCTGATAAGTTTGAACTTTCATCATGGCACGGCGGTATTGACGAGGTTACTTCATCGGACGGTGAGGTGAAGGTGAAACGTGTAGATAACAACCGTGGCTACTTCTACGAGCTTCGTGTACCGAAAAGCAAGGCGAAGGGAGGCAAGTACTTCATGGATGAAGATTTGCTGAAACTGGTTAATGGCAATAACTTCGAGACCAGAGGCAACAATATGCTTGCTGAGTTTAAGCCTGAGCAGTTGAAGCCAGTACTGGACCGCCTGTCTAAGATGGGCGTGAAGGTGCAGGAGGAGCGCAATACTTCTGAGGATGAGGGCACCCACTTCCGTGAGGACAGAGGCTTGCAGTATTCTAAAACAGATACAAAAGATGTTAAGAATAGTAGAATCATTCCGGAAGATGTAGATAAAAATGTATCTTCGCAGATTGAAAAGAGATTCGATGATGAGGTTGAAAGACTTTATGGTAGCATTTCCGACCATCCAAACGTAAAGAGATATGCAGAATTGATGGCAAATAAGTTTGCTAACAATCAATACGTTGATACTTTCGATTATGACAAGAAGATGCAGCCAACGAAAAAGCATGATGGTCTGAAAACTATCATTGATTCTCTTGATAACAAACTTAAAGATATTGAAAAGAAGTATGGAATCAAGCAAAGTGACAACATCCGAGATATTGAAAGAAGGGTCAAGGAAGGACAGAGTTTGTCCGAAGCCATCGACGACTCCCGTACAAATGGGGGCAATGGTAGACTACGGAATCACGCCGGAGGAAGTGATACAGGAAGAGAAGGAACTAGCGGAAGCGGAGAAAGAAATGCTATTAGAACGCTTGAAGGACTCAGAGTGCTCGATGAGTACAAGCGAGCAGCAATTGATAAAGCGGCGGCTGAAAGAGCTAGAGAGTATCTTATCGAACGCTTCAACGACTTCCGACACAAATACGGTCTTGAAGAAGGAGACTGGGCTAGTCAGGATCTGGCAGAAAGGATATTCAATGATAACAACAGCGATAAGGACGTTCAGAAGATCTTTGATCGTATTAGAGGATTAGTAGAAATTCTCGGAACAAAGCTAAGACACGGAGCCGAGTCTGAAAATAGAGTTAAGGGATATTACAACCATCCTGAAAACTTTATTCATATCGACTCTGACTTCTTATCAGCCATTCGGTTTACTAAGCAAGACTTAGCATCTACAGTTTGTCATGAAATGTTGCATGTTGTAACATCTGACATAATCAACCTTTACCGAAAAGGATATGGTGACTTGCTTACTGAATCACAAAGAAAGGCAGCTAAAGAGGTAGTTGATTTGTATGACGAAATAAAGTCTTACTTTGATAAGCATATCGGTGGTACTGAGCCTTACGCACTAAAAAATCCTGCCGAAATGATAACGGAGCTTGCAAACCCTACATGGAGAAGAATCGCTGCACAGATGCCTGTTGCAAAGGGATGGTTCAGAAAAATTGTTGCAGCCGTTAGAAATATGCTTGGTTTCCCTCCAAAGGTTAGCGCGCTAGACAGACTAGACCAAGCATTAGAGAACGTAATCAGAAATCTTGACTACGGTGTATTCCAAAAGGGCGCAGAACTCAACAATGAGATTGTCAATAGTAAGGTTACTGACCCTGAGTTAATCAAGCGACTTGAAGAGGAGCCTAAGATTAAGGTATATCGTGCCATGCAGGTTATTGACGGAAAGCTTTATCCACCTATGGCTGCTTCTGTGGGCGGTAAACTTGTTGAGGCTAACGAACTTGGGCAGTGGATTCGTGCCGACGAGAACCCAGATTTGGCTATCCCAGACATTGACCCTAAGACTGGCGAACAGAAGGTTGACAAGAAGACCGGCGAACTGAAATGGAAGTTCAAGCTAGACAAGGGCGGTAGGGATGCCACCGGCAAGAAGGCTACAGATATAAATGCTGCCTACAATCCTTACTGGCACATGTCTCGCTCTCCATTGAACGACCAGTTTAAATCAGCTTGGATTCGTCCTAACATCGTTGTCGTGGAATGCGAAACGCCAGTTAGCGAACTCTCTAGTGGCTACAAGGCTGATAGAGCCAAGGATGCTGTGGGCGAAGTTGACTGGAAGAGCGGTAGCGTGAGCGGCGAGGTGTTCAAACAGACTGGTAGGGCTAGAAAGGTTATCCTCTCTCGTTGGTGTAAGCCTGTTAGAGTGCTCGATGATGCAGAGGTGGCTCAGAAAGCGAAGGAGTTTATCGGCGATGCGAAGGTTGAGATTCCTGAGAATGTACTGACTCCTAAGCAGAGAATAGCCTTTGAGGAGGCTGGCTTTAAGATTGGTGCTCCTGAGAAGGGCGTTAAGAAGTCTGAGCAGATTATGGAAGCTCTGGAGAAGGGATTGACTATTGACAATACTGTTCTTCCAGATGATGGCACCAAGTTCCGCACGGACCACGGCGATGGCAACTACCCTACTTCATCGGTTGAAAACCATGTAGAGAAGGTGGCTCAGAAGACTGGCGCAAAGGTAAACATGGTTTCATCGGTTGATGAAATCACCAACAAGGCGGCAAAGGCTGCTATTGAGGATGGCAGAAAGATTACCGGTTGGTATGACGAGAAGACTGGCGAGGTGCATCTTTACATGCCTAATATCCACGACAGATATACTGCCGAGAAGACCATCTGGCATGAGGTGGTTGGACACAAGGGAATGAGAGAGTTGTTTGGTGATGAACGATTCGATAAGTTCCTTCGTGAAGTATGGTATGACTTGGATAAGCCAGAGAATGCGGCTTTGAAGAAGCTGGTGGATGAGGAGAGAAAGTTCAATCCTCTGAATATCTATGATGCCATTGAGGAAGGTATCGCGCGACTCGCCGAGGATGGCAAGGGTGAACCGGGCTTCTGGAATGGTATCAAGAATAAGGTATCTGATTTCCTTCACGAAATCGGTTATCGTATTGCTCCTAATACTAAAGATGTGAAGTATCTGCTCTGGTTGAGCAAGAACTTGCAGAAGAATCCGAATGATCCTTATTGGAAGCTGAGAGCCGAGGCGGTGAAATACCGTCTCGACCATGAGCGTATGCCTGCTGTCGTGGCGCATGATGGCATGTTCTACGGAAATGACGGAAAGGTTAGAAGTATGGATAATCTTACCAAGGCTGAGTGGAATGAGGCTACAGATGGTGAGATTCACTTCCGTACTACCCCATCTGCCGGCACGGCACTTGACAGATACCATCGTTCACTTGATGAGCACGGCTATATGTTCACCGAGAGCTATATGGACAATATGCTTTCGTTGAAGAAGTTGATGAATGCGATTGTGCCTGACAAGAAGATTGAAGATATTGCTTCTTCTGAGAATCCTTATATACTGCAGAACACCATGCAGGGCGCGATGAGTGATGCGGCTCAGATGTTTGAGCGCAATGTGATGAAGCCTCTGGATAAGGCGATGGCCGGCGTACTGGATGCTTTCGATGGCAAGAAGGACGATGAGAAGATTAGAAACTTCAATCTCTACATGATTACCAAGCATGGTTTGGAGCGAAACCGTATCTTGTATGTGCGTGATGCCTTGAAGTATATGCGCATGAACGAGAAGACTAAGAAGCTAGCTGATACTGTAGAGTTCGATTGGAACAACGAGAAAGCTACCCTTGACGAGAAATTGGAACGTGGAGACATCGACTTGAAGACTTATTATGAACGCATGGACGATTTCATCCGTACCTACGTGGATAGTGACAATAAGTTTGATGCTGGCGAACATGACTATTCGGGTATTCACGCTATACAGGAAGTGGCTAAGTCTTCTGATCCTTACGATGATGCAGAGGCTATTCAGAGCGTGATGGATTCAGAAGCAAAGATGGAGAGTATCAAGAAGGGGACTGTTAAGGACTATTGGGATAAGGTGAAGGCTGCCACCCAGTATTCTATTGATACTGACTATAAGAATGGTCTTATCAGCAGAGAGCTTTACGGTCATGTATCTGATATGTTCAACTGGTATGTGCCTTTGAGAAAGTATGATGAGGCTACGGCAGAAGATACTTATGGCTACATTACTGAGCAGGGAGACCCGAAGAGTTACATCGGAAGCACGATCATGAGAGCGAGAGGACACAAGTACCTGAGCGAAACAAACGTACTGGCGCAGATTGGCGCGATGGGCAACAGAGCCATCAAAAATGGTGGTATGAACGCTATCCGTCAGGCATTTGCAAGATTCGTAAGAAACAACTCGAACAATAATCTTGTGACGGAGACTAGGGTTTGGTACGCCGATGACCCTATCACTCACACCACCGTGGAGCGTTACCCAGACATTCCCGAGGACGCTACGGCTGATGAAATAAATCAGATAGTAGCAGACTTCAACATGGAAATGAAGGATTTGGAATCAAAGGGGTTGGCGACAAAGGTGTATCGAAGAGGAAGAATCGGTTATAAGTTCCAAAGAGCAGAGAATAAATCGCAGCATATCGTAGATGTGAAGATTGCCGGAAGGACCCATTCTTTTGTTATCAACGGAAATCCTAGAGCAGCGCAGGCTCTGAATGGATTGCTGGAGAACTCGGGCGCCAAGGGAATCATGAAACCATTGAGTTCTATCTCAAGAATGATGGCGCAGTTGTGTACCTCTTATAACCCTGAGTTCGTGATGCGAAACATCATGCGTGATGCGGAGTTTGCATCGAGCAACGTTACTTCTAAGGAGGGTGCAAGATATGGTGCGCTCTGGGCGAAGTACTATGCTCAGTTGGGCTTATATAAGGGTGCTTCAAATATCAGTTTCAAGGATTTGAGCGGAACTACTGGCTTGGGCTTATTTGCCAAGTATCGTAACGGCACGCTTGATATGAGCGACAAGGTTCAGCAATATTTCAAGGAGTTTATGGAGAACGGCGGCGAAACCGGTTGGGTTCAGATCAAGAACATGCAGGATTGGACCAAGGAGTACAAGAAAGATGTGAAGAGCGAAAGAAGCAAGATTGACAAGGGCGGTGCTGCCCTTCGTGACTTCTTCTTTGGAAATCTGGCGAACATCAACGAGGTGGCTGAGAATATCGCCCGATTCGCTACCTATTGTGCGAGCCGAGACAGTAACCGTTCTATCATCCGTTCGGTCTATGATGCGAAGGAGGTATCTACCAACTTCAACCGCCATGGTAGCGGTGATGCCATCAAGAGTTTCAAGAACGGAGAAATGACTGGCGGCAAGGCGGCTGCAAGATGGGCTTACGGATTTACGGCTAGCTATCTCAGACATTGTTCTATGTTCTTCAATGCCGGTATTCAGAGTACAAATCTTCTTGTGAAGAACTTGAAAAACCATCCTGTGGGTACTTCTATCAACATGCTTGCCATTCCTTTTGCCCTCGGTGCGTTGGCTGCACTTGGAAACAACGTGCTGATTGCAAGTGAGGACGAGAAGGACAGAAAGGGAGTGAAGGACCCATACGGCGAGTTGCCTGATTATATCAGAAGAAACAATCTCTGCATCTACAAGGGCGGTGGCGAGTTCGTGACGATTCCGCTTGCCATCGAGTTGAGAGCCTTCTATGGTTTGGGTGACTTGGCGGCTGGTTTGACCTTCTCTCCTAACGTGAGCGGACAGAAGAATCCTGCCTTGGATGCCGTGGGCTGTATGTCGCAGCTTGTGCCAGTGATGGACTATCTCGGTAACTCTTCGGCTGGCAAGGATCCTTTGAACGAGACGATCAAAGCTATCTCTCCTTCTGCCCTATCTCCTTTCGTGGAATGGGAGTTAAATACCGACTGGAAGGGTGCGCCGATTGAAAGACGTGGTGACTGGAATGAAAATTCCCCTGCTTGGCAGAGAGCCTACAAGGGTGTACCTGACGGTTATCTAGCTGTGAATAAATGGGTGAATGCCCAGACTAACGATGTAGCCAAGGTTAATGAGGATATGCTGGGTAATAGCTTCCTGGATATGGTAACGAACCCTAGTATGCTGAATCATTACATCGGTGGCCTTGGCGGTGGTGCTGCTACCTTTACAGAGCGAGCTATCGGTGTTATTAAGCACGGAAGCGACACGGAAACCAAGGATATTCCTTTCCTTCGCTCCCTACTCTATACGCCTAGTGAGCAGAGCAGTTTGCAGCGAACCAAGAGTAAGTGGTATAACTACAAGGACGAAATGGAGAAGACCATGGCCAACGTGGACCGACTGAAATCGAAGAACGTTCCGATTGACAAGAGAATCACGAATATCGGTGAGTATTATCACTTCCAAAACTCCAAGGAGGCTGCCAAGGTAAGAATCATCGAGCTGGCAGAGAAGCAGATGAAGCGATGGAAGAAACTCAGAGATAAATCTTCTGATACCGAGAGCATCAACTTCGCTAATCAGAATATTGACAGAATCATGATGGATGCGGTGGATGAACTGGATAGATTGGAATAAATAAAAAAGGAGTGGGCGCAAGGCTCACTCCTTTAATATTTTATGTGCATCCTCCTCTTTTACGCATTTAGCACAAACGGTCATAGCATAACAATCCTTTAATGATACTTCCTTATATGAATCAATATCGGGACAATCTGGTCTTGAATGAGCAACCGTTATTCTTGGACCATTTGAACCTACAAATTGAATATATACTTTATCCCCTATGCTTTTCTTATAACCACAAGATGTTAGAGCTATAGCGAAAAACAATACTACTAATTTCTTCATAATCTTTTATAGTTAAGCGTTATTTTCTGCAAAAGTACGGAAAATATTGATAGGTTGTATCGGGTTCGGGGTGGTTTCTGTATAGTTTAGACTTTTGCTAAATAAATGAGCAGGAGGTGACTCAGCATAAAATGCTGAGGAACAGAGGCTTGGAGGGCGAAAATTTTATTTTGAGCATAGTTAGGCAGAGCCTCATCTTCTTCGTAACTTTGCACCAAGTTCAATAGTGAACGAAACGAATAATCTATTTTATTATGTCAGAATCAAAAACTTACGTATTCGGGGAGAACGGAACCAACCAGGGCGGCGGTTTTAATAGCATTCTCGCTATGCTCCCAGCACTTATGCAGCGACAGGGTGTAGATCCAAGTTTGTTTGCTCTCTGCAACGGTAAGAGTAACGGTAATGGTTGGGGCAATGACTTGTTTGCCATCCTGCTTCTCTTCATCATCATGGGTAGAGGCAACTTCTTTGGTGGTGCCAATGGTGGCGGCTTCATGCCTAACGGACAGGGCGGTGTTGCTCCTATGATTAACAACGATGCCAATACGGCTGTTATCATGCAGGCTGTTCAGCGCAATGGCTTCGATGTTCAGTCGCTAGCTACTGCTCTCAACACTACTACCGGTAACGTTATCGCTGCCATCAACGGTGTAAGCAAGGAGATTTGCGGTGTCGGCAACCAGATGGGCATGACTGCTAATCAGGTATTGACCGCCATCATGCAGGGTAACAACGCTATCGCTACCCAGTTGGCAGAATGCTGCTGCAAGACAAACAACAACATTACCGCCATGGACGGAAATATCAAGTTGGCGATGTGTCAGCAGACTGGAACCTTGCAGAATGCCATCAACAACGTGGCAGTAGGTCAGGAACGTGCGGTTTCTTCCCTTGCCTATGCTACCAAGGACCAGACTTGCGATTTGCATAACGCTATCAAGGAAAGCACTCAGACCATCGTTGACGGTCAGAAGCAGGCTGAGATGCGCGAAATGCAGAACAAGATTGATTCTCTGCGTGAGGAGAACAGTACCTTCAAGGCTTCCGCAATGACTTCACAAATCGTGGGTCAGGCTGTAGCACCAATCAATCAAGTTCTGGCAGGTCTGCAGAACGAGGTTGCAGGTATCAAGTGCAAGCTGCCAGAAACAGTAACCACCCCTTATAGCCCATTTACTGCTGTTCCTAATTGTGTAGCAGCTCAGTATGGTCTATATGGCCTCAATGCAGCCGCAAACGGCTTTTGGGGTTAAAGAAAGGAGGCTGCTATGTTATGGTTAAGACCTTATACATGGGTGAATCGTAACGGTTCGGCGGCTATCGCTTCTACTGGCGTGAAGGTGAATACTGCCGATGTGGTGTTCACCTTTAAAAACCACGCCTTCGTGAATGCCAACTACAGAGGAACGATTTTCGTAAATCTGGAACAGGCTATTCCGACAGGAACGACTGGTACGCTGCCTATCCTTTTCGAGACCAACGGCGTAACCCAAGCTGTAACCAAATTCAACGGTGATGCTTTGACGGTTGCAGACGTGCCGGGAACTGGAGTTGTTCAGCTCTGGTTTGAGAGAGACACTAACACCCTTCAGCTGATGACGGGTATTGTTTAACAAACAGAATAGATAATAGGAGATTACATTATGTTTCAAGGTTTAAGAACAAATTCTTTATTCTATGTGCTCGACAAGGGCGAAAACCCGAACTTGCAGATTGGTCAGGTTGTTTCGGTCAGCAACCATCAGACGAAATACCCTACCTTCAACAATGGCTTCACGCCTCAGCCTATGGAAACTGTGGTTGATGTGAAGGTGAAACTGAACGACGAGGAGGTGGATTTCAAGCAGCTACCTGCTAACGGACAGATAGCAAACGACAAGAACCTTGTGGTGAGCGACAACAAGGAAGCCATGAGTGCAGAGGTCGATACGATGCTGAGACAATCCAAGGCGATACTGGAGAGCGTAGATTACCACAAGAAAGTCGTTGATTCTTGTGAGGGAATGCTATTGCAACTCAACCCCCAGATTGCCAAGGAGAGGGAACAGACTGAGAAGATCAGCAAGCTGGAAGGCAAGGTTTCTGGCATGGAGGGCAAACTCGACAAGATGATGGGATTGCTCCAACAGGCGATAACCAAGTAATCTCCTATCTATTCACTTTAAAATCTTAGAATTATGATAATGGTTGAGATTACAGAAGACAAGTTTGATGGCTTGTATGAGAACGTGGAGAAGGGCTTGCGCTACTTGGATAAGGCGATGAACTGCTTGGGCGAAATGAAGCGTGAAGGCAGACGTGACCGATACGGCGAGCGCAACCGCATGCCCGATTACAGAGGTCGTGGAGGCAGAAGTGGTATGCGAGAGCATGAGGAGCACGACGACATGCGCCAACGTGACGACAGAGACCGTGGAGAACGTGATTATCGAAGCTACGGCGACGAGTATTAACTAACTTGGGGTTTGGTAGTGAAACAGATTTCGTTACCAAACCCTTTTTAATATCAGAAAGATTATGGGAACAAAATACAGACAATCTTTGAATGCCTACGATTATCAGCCGGAGGAAATGAGGGCTTACCTGAGATACAACGGTTGGCACTTCAATAAGAAGATGTGTGAGTGGGCAATCAAGCAGATGCGGAAGAATGGAAAACCTATCCGCATGATGAGCAAGGATGATATTGAGGACATTCTGAAGAAGAATAATATCGTGCTGGAGAATAATGTGGGCTATGATGCGGTTTACATCGCACACATGTGCCTTGCTGATTTCTATGGCTCTTCTATCACGGAGGAAAAACAGATGGCACAGTTCATCAAAGACTATGTGGATGATGAGGATCAGCAGGATGGATTCATCTTCAATAGATTCTATGCTGATACGTCATTTAATGGTGTGGGCATTCCTTGGGAAGAAATTCTTTAGTGATTAATTATTAGTGATTATTGATTAGTTGAATGACTGAGCAGGAGATATATTTGGAAAGGTATGACTGGATAGTACATGTAATGTACGATGTTCACTCAAAGGATGCCATGAAGGTAAGAAGGTATCTTCGGGATTTGGGATGCACCGGCATTCCTCTCGAAGATGCCTGTAATCTCGTGCTCGAAGGTGAAGCGAATAAGGGAATAACCTATTCCAATGTTGATACCAGAAAAACCGTGGTTGTGATTGGATGGACCACTTCGAAGGCTGAGTATATAAACAGCCTCAGCCACGAAATGCTGCATGTGGTTCAACATATATCTGAGGTGTTTATGATTAACATGTACGGGGAGGAGGCTTGCTATTTACTGGGCGGATTGGTGCAGGCTTGCTGCATAAGAGAAGGGTGAATCGAAAGACTCACCCTTCTTCTTTATCTGTATGGCTTACTCACCATACTTTGGCTCCTCATACACCAAGTTATGCTCATCCACGTAAGCCTTGGCTTCTGAATATGTGTCAAACTCTACTGCTGTGGCATTCACTGATGGGAATACTTCAGCGTTATCACCTTCTTCTGTGAGAGGGAACACCATCTTGGTTCCCTCATGTACTACCTTATACTTCTTTGTCAACTTATTCATATCTTGTTTCCTTTCTTTATTTTAATGTTATACTTACGATACCTTATGCTGGAGTAATTGAGACTGTGTAGCCCTTGGACTGCAAGGTTGCTACTGCTGCATCTGATGCTGAGGTGCGAGTGCCAACAAGTTTAATAGTCTTGTGATAGATTGCTTCACTAACGAATGTTGCCGTCATACTTGCCATGTCATTAAGCATATTATCAATATTAGCACAATAGATATTGTTACATGCCAGAATATTTGTTCTTGTTGACCCTTTTTTCCAAGTAAACTTACTTTTCCCATCTCTATTATTGATAAACAAGATGCTGTTAGGAAGACTTGCCAAATCACCAGTCAAGTTGTTACATAGCTGAATATTAAATTCTTTGTCTTTGCTAATTATATAATAAATATTTGAAATATCTCCTTTCAATGCAGTATTGGAAATATTCAAAGTTGTCAATGCTGTAAGGTTCTTTAAATTTTCAATATCACCAGTAACATTAGTGTTGTTAAGAACCAAAGTTGTCAATGCTGTAAGGTTCTTTAAATTTTCAATATCACCAGTAAGTTGTACCTTTGGAAAATGCAATTTTATTAAAGCAGAAGAATATTTTAAATCATCAAGTTTCAATACTTTATTTTCACCATACGGAATGCCCGCAAAAACCAATATATCTATAGTTTTGAGTTTATATTTGTTTCTGATTGCTACTGTAGTTGCTTGATTAACAAATATTTCGTCAGAACTTGTAATATTAATACTTTTTCCCTTATTTTCAGTGAGAGTATTATCTGTAAAATATCCATCACCTACAATTTCAACAGTTGTTGGCTCTATAAAAGATAAACTAAAACCTTGTGTATTTTTTGTAGGAGAAACAACATCTTCTACTTTAATTCTCATTTCACCAATTCTAAGAAGTGCGTTGTTATCAACACTTCCATTGAGTTTTGTAACTAAACATTTTGTCATAATTTCTTATATTTTAAATTAAACCATAAACACGATAAACATTATATGCAGTTTTTTCAAACTTCAATTCAAAAATAACCTTGTTGTTTTTAAAGTCATAAATGCCGATATTTGGAGTTCCATTGCTCCTAGAACTTCCCCAAGACACCAGATAGACACCTTCTTTAAGTTTCTTTACGGAACCCATATATCGCCCACTATAAGACTTGTATGTATATGCCTTAAAATCAGTAAGTACCTTTTGAGTCTTGTCAATTTTAAACTCCAAAATTCTTGAAGGAGAACCTTTAGTATTATCAAACATAGTGTATAACCCATCTTGCGAGACTTCAGCATCATGGCTTTCAAACCACTGCTCATCGTTACTGGTTTTTATTCTTGTAGTCACATCATAGTTATATCCTGTGCCTCTGTTTCCTCCAATCTTGAACAAAATATCTCCAATCGTACCAGTTTTATTTTCTTCGTTCCATGTTCTATTAATCACAAGTATTTGATTAGCATGTTTGTTATTCAAAATCAAATTTCCATCAACATCTATGCAGATTGTATTATTGTGTAGGTAATCTACATTATCACCCTTGTATTGAGCATCTTTCCATAATTCAGGATAGTCTTCTGATTTCCAAAGCCATACTCGTTTTCCATCATACTGCTCTTCTACATGTAATGATGTTACTGTTTTTTCAACACCATCTACTATGGTCTTTGCATTCTCTACATATCTCTGGGTAATAACATGTAATGGTGCTACAGATAGTATAAAGCAGTCATGTGGTTCCAGAAGTTCATTATCAGTATCTGTAATATCTCCTTTCACCAAAGTAAATGTCTCACCATTAGCTTTGTATATGTTTAACTTTCCACTAGATGTGTTAGGTACTCCGTTTATACCGTAATAATACAATGTGCTACCCTCTGTTATTGTTCTAGGACAAGTTAATTGCGCCTTGGCATATCTGGTGACCATATTATTCTTTCCCAGTTCAAACAGATAGTATTCACCACCACTTAATGGACACATAACAAGAGAATTGAAATATTCGGAAAAATCTCCATTAACTGTAAATTTAGGAAAATCTACAGGTAACTTTGATACTGGTATTCCTTCAATTTTCTTAATTTTCAATACTGGTTCATTAGCGGAATCATCAACACTCAAAGCATAGTATCTACCAGAGATTCCTTTTATATAAGTCTGAATATCAAGTTCTATGTTAGACTGTTCTATCTTGAGTTTTGGAATTTTAATAGAATCTTCCTCTTTTGTTGGAACATATTTTGCTTTTACGATTTTCTGAACCGAAAGATTTGTTAACATAACTACGCAAACGACATAGGCAGCATTGGAAAAATCCTGTCCATCGGAAGCTTTTATCTGAAAAGTTGGTTGATATGCAACATTTTTCACATCACCAAGTATGTTACTGTTCTTATCAAGAACAACTACTATACCTGTACCAAAATCGTTTCTTGTAAACCAATCTCCTTCTTTACATGGAATATTGTTGGAGTAGCATCCAGTATCTGCTGTTTTTCTGCCTATCGCTTTAAAAACCTTTTCGGCAAAATCAGAATCATATTTGCGGATTTTAGTCTCATCGAAAAGATTTTCCAAACTATAGTCAACAACTCCATTCAATTTAGAAATATCTATAGAATATGGGTCAGTCTCTTTATTGTCAACATCGTCTTTTGTAGCATATTCTACTTTATTCCCATCTTTGTAAAACTGTTCTACTTGTAAGTTTTCTTCATGCTTTATTCCTTTCGCATCTCTATAACTTAATATCCTCTCATCAGTATCTGTAACAACCTCCATTCTCCTCTCTACATCTTCAATATGAGAAAACTCTTCTGGAATAGTTTCTGATTTCAAGTTGCAAGAGTAATGACTACCATCAGGATTGGTTGCAGAAAGAATCTTTCCGTCTGCATCAGTTTCTATTGCAAGGTGTTCAGGGTTCTCCTGCAATGAAAAAATATCAATAAATTCTTTGAGATTGTTATCTATTGCACCCACCTCATCACGCAAAGATGAAATTTCTTTTTGTAATTCTTCTTGAATCTTTTTAATAGTCTCTTTGAGAGCATTGACCGCATGGATTTCACCAATGACTTGTCCATCTCTTCTGATACCAAGTACTACCTTATCATTATCAACAAGCCAGAGTGCAAAGTATTCCTCGTTCTGAATAACGTGATACATTTCGTTGAGTGGATAATATGGCTTACCTGTATCTCTATAGATACCATAGAGTACTCTATCCTCAGAGTCAACGATTGCTTTTAAGAACTCCTCATTTTCAATATAGCGGAAAGGGAGAGCAGATTGAGAGACTACCTTATCCTCTGAATCACCAAGTTCCTGGGCAATGTTCTCCTTATTGAACTTCTTATCAAGTTCTGCATTGACTCTTGTCTGCTCTGTCTGCATCTGAGAGGTGACATCAGTGGAGTTTGCTTTCTTGGCAATCTCGGCATCCTGTGAAGCATTCTTGGCTTTCAACTCAGATACAGATGCCTGAACATCTGACTTCTCAGCCTTTGCTGCAATAGTTGTGTCTTGTGACTTGTTCTTTGTAGCAAGCTCATCAATAGCACCCTGTGCAGTGACAGCAGTCATTCCACTAGTCTCGTTGTTATAAGAGACAGCATTGGCAGTAGAGGCTCCACCAGTTGCAGTGATGTCCTTGATGGCATTCTCTAGCTGATGAGTCTTATCTCCTATCTGCTGAACAGTCTCTTTGTCTCCATCAAGGAAAATCTGCTTGGCTGCTCCCAGCTTGCCTTTCTTGGTTTTGACTTCAATTTCGTCTGTTAAATTTATACTCATATTATATAATCTTTATGCGTTTATGATATTACTAAATTCCATGTGGCTGTGGTGAGAGGATTGGCTGTTCTGTATGCCTTGAAACTGCCTAGATTATTGGTGATAGTCTGAGGAGAAGCAAGGGTTACATCGAATCCTGCACTGGTTACACGGCTGATAGAGAGATAGCTAGGTACTACTAGCCAGATGTAATCGTTATCATTGGTTGTTACTTTTGGATTGAATGATACTCCTGTAGCTGATACCCTACTGAGAGTATTGAGGATTTCAGCGGTCATAGTGGATGCTGAGTTTCCTCCAAAGTAGCAGAGATAGCGAGTTTGAGATGTACTCTTGCCAGTTCTGCCTTTCTTGGTTACTGCATGCTTGAAGATTTCTCTTGCTCCTTCGATTTGGGTAGATAGGGTTCCACCTGATGATGGAGTATCTGAGAGATTCTTTGGGGCATTGTCATTAACCTGCTTGCTGATAATTGAAGTATCAGGCACAAGGGGCTTGTTGTCGCTTGAAACTGAATAACGAACCTCTGTCTGCATCGTACCTACGTTCGGGTTGATGGTAAAGCTTAATATGATAGGATAAACCGTATCGTTCAGCTTGGCTAGGTTCTCATCAACGTCCTGAATCATTTCTACGAGATTATCGGGAAGACCAGTGGCTGACTCGATGGCTTTGCGAAGCTCTGGGTCGAACTTATCAATCTTCAATGTTCCACTTGCCAACTTATCGTTAGTTACTGAGCCATTCTTGATTTTCTCGGTAGTTACAGAATCTGGAGACAACTTGGCGTTTCCGATGCTGCCATCTATTACCTGAGAAGCATCAACCGAATTGTCGGCAAGTTTGTCCTTGGTGATGGATTTTCTTGCTACCTTTTCCGTTGTTACAGACTCGTTGGCAAAATGCTTGGATTCCAAGGATGCCTCACGGACTACTCTACCATCTACTGACTGGTCGCCCAGCTTCGGGTTGGTGATAGCTTTCTCCTCTACCTTCTCGGTGGTTACCGCCCGATCGTTGAGCTTCTCGGTGATGATTGCCTTATTCTTGACCTTATCGTAGGTGACTGCCTCAGATGAAAGCTTGGAGTTATCTACCGACTGGTCGGCGATTTTCTCCTTGGTTACATTCTGATCAGCAATCTTAGAAGTTGATACAGCTCCATCGGCAAGCTTGCTTGTCGTAACGTTATTGTCGGCTATCTTTTCTGTCTTGATGGCTCCATCGGGAAGCTTGTCTGTGCTTACCGCACCTTCTGCCAACTTCTCGGTCGTAACATTACCATCACGAATTTTGTCTTTCGTGATGGCTAGGTCATTGATGTCGTCTGTTTTCATCATCGGCACCATACCGCCTATTTTTGTATCGTCTCTAAATGTAGGCATATTTAATTTCTTTTGGTTCTGATGAAGTGAATATCTGAATTTTTACGGTCTCTGGGATAACTCGCATACGAAGATAGAACTTATCTGTGTTCTTGTGGGCACGGATGGGAACACGAGGTTTCTTGCCGTCGCCCTTGTCTTGCCGAATCACAAGCTTTCCGGGTCGTTTCAGCGTAATCATCAAGTAGATGTCACGATGCAGAGTAATCTCTGGCGATACCCATGCACGCTCTTCCTCGTTATAATTCGTTGATACATACTCCATTTTATTCAATTGATAATTAATAATTAATAGTTTCCCTATCCTACTACTTTGTGCTAACGCCTAGCTGCTGCAAGGCTATCGTGTACATCTGATTTGCCTTGATATCATCGTAGGCAGAGAGGAGGAGAAAGGCGAGATAGTAGATGAAGGCATTTGAAAGTTTATCGGGGATGGCTACATCGGTTGCATCTGATGTTATGCTCACATTCTTTGGAACGCCAACAAAGGAAATGACGGCTTTGTCTGGTATTGGCTGCAATAGGATGCAGATAGGGTTCTCTCGCATGATTGTTGCCAAAGGACGGTCTGCGGTTCCCTTTGCCGTATCATCGTACATCATAAGAGCCTCATCGTCGGTATCTTCTACTGGCGTTACTGCCTTGAACCAGCCTTCGCCACGAACTCGGGAGATATTGATAACCTCAGTATCGCTAGGCATCGTAATTGCTCCAATGCCTCTTGTTTCGTCAAAGCTTTCTACCTTAATGGTTGAAGTAGTCGTTGCATCTACCTTCTTGGAGTCGGATAAGACAGGAGAAGATGCAGCAGTAATGGCGACCCAATGCAACGCATCGTTTATCTTCGACTTGATGATGTTGTCCATATACAAATCATCCTTCTCATCGGTGATTTCCGATGTATTGTTGGATTCCTCGTCTATGCACCAACGTACTGCCTTTATAATGTCTTCTACCTTCATTTCACCTTATTATATATTATGGCTTGTGATTTGGGAAAACAAAGTTGTGTTTTGTTGCCCATTCCAAAGCACTTGTCAAAGCCTTGAACTGTCGGGAACCCTCACGTTTGTCTTCCTCGTTGACAAAAGCTATCAAGTCTTCATCAGAAACGACAGAAGCGACCTCAATAGGTCCCTTTTTATTTTCTTCTGAAGATTTCTCTTCCAGTTCTGCAGCCTTCTTCAATTTATCCTCAAGAGTTTCCTCTGAACGGATGAGTTTAACAAGACCCTGTTTGAAAAGTTCGCTGTTTTCGAGTAAAGTCTGAGCGTACTCATTCTTCAAGATAAGTTCCGGCATCTGCTTGGTAATCACGTTGCCTCGCTCGAAGTTGTATCGTACTGTTACGCCATTCTTGCCTTGAAGGATATGACTTACAGAGTTTCTATTTGCAATATATCTATATACCTTAATCATATTTGCTAATTATTTATTTAGAACAACAGGTGACCGGCACGAAGCCAGCCACTTGTTATTGGTGTATTACACTAGGCTGCAATAAGCTGACCTGAGAAGAGCTCCCATTTACCGCCCTTGTAGATATAAACATTCTCCTTCTCGTACTTGGTTGTACCACTATCAGCATTTGGAGCCTCGTAATCGGCTGTCAAAGCGACGATCATACCATCATGAGGAGTCTCAGGCAACTTGCTCATGGAGATAATGTTGTTGATAACACCCGATGCACCAAGTGTAGAAATCTTGTTCTCTGGACCAACAAGAATGCTGTTGTAGCCACGAAGAGCAACACAATCAGCCTCCCAGTGCATGTAACGCTTAGCCAAACGTGGATCGTAAGCATCCTTTGACAAGTCGTTGGTGCGCTCCTTACTCTTCTCCTTGACGTAGTGACGAGCACCCTTGAAGTCAGCACCAATCATGCAGTCTTCCAAATCCATGTAGTCGAGCGTGCTATCCCAAGCGAAGTTGAGAGTACCATAGCTACACTTGAACTGGTTGAAGGTGATGTCGAACTCCTTAACTGTAGAGAACATGACATCGCGACCCTTAGGAAGTTCAATCTTCATGAGTCGCTCGACAGCGTTCTTACCACAGAAGAGATACATTGTATCAGACTCAGCGAAGTCGGTGAACATCAGCTTAGCGATAGCGATAAGGTCAGCGAAGGTATAGGTGTCGCCGATACCGTAAGAGTTGGTAAGCTGGTTGATGATACCCTCAGCAGAGTAAGCGTATTCCTGAGCACCGTCCTTTGTCTCCATGAGGAACTTCAACTTAGTACCATAGAGGTAACTGCGTTCCTGACGAAGCAAGAACTTGGTGAGGGCATCTTCCTTCATGTCGGCAACGGTATGAGGCGCCTTCTTCTTGATCTTCTCGAACTCCTCGGTGAAGATGATAGAGAATGCACGCTTCTGCAAGTAAACCTCCTCTGAGCGAGGCTGGTAGTTCTCAGGTGGAACGTTCATCTGGCTCTCGGAGAGGATGGTGGAAGCACAGAGAATACGGCTGTTAGCTGGAATAGCTGGGCAGCCCATAGAGTCGAGGGTTTCACCAATAGTGCCTTCGGTCTCTGCCGGACCATTAAGTGCCTGCAAAGTAACCTCATCCTTCGTCTTCTCAATAACCAAGAGATTCAATCGACCACTAACCTTAGTCTTAGAACCACGCTCGTAACCGGCAACAGAAGGAACGATAACTGTACTACCCTTGTAGAGAGGAAGCAGAGAACCCGAGAAGTTAGCCTTGGTAAGCTTGATAGTGCCACCAGCTGCGGCAGCTTCAATCTGCTTAGTAACAACGCCATCGAGGGTATCGCCACCGACACGGGCATGCTTCTTCTCATAGCCGTTGCAAGGCACACTCTTGGTAATCTTACGGATAATCTGGAGCAAAGGAGTGCGGAAAGGACGATATTTCTCTACCTCACTATCCCAATCCTCATCGGCAAGACCACCCTTACGAATCTGGGTTGCAGAAGCCTGTGTGCCGGTCAAGTCCTGACCTTCTACCTTACCTCCTGGAGCCAACCGGTCTGACTTATCAGGATCAGCAGGCTCAGTTGCCGCATCAGCCTTGGTTGAAGGTTCGTGACCCTCATCGCCAATCTGTGTAGTTGGCTCTGCGGTATCAGCCATAGCAAGAACGCCGCCGCCAGTAACCACGGCAAGAAGCATCAGAATCATCTTCATGATGAACTGACCGCTCATAAAATTCTTAAAACAATCTTTCTTCATTTTATACATATATTTATGGATTAATATTAATAAGTGAGACCTTCGAAGAATCCGCTCTTTGGTTTCTTCTCTTTTTTTGCCGGCTTGTTTCCTGCACCCGAACTAGAAAGTGAAGGAGGAATGCCTTCGGTGCTAGAAGAGCGAACCTTATTCTGAATCTTCTCGTTTCGGGCTTGCATAGCCGCCTCGTCTCGGGCAGAAGAAATATCAGAGTCGTAGTTGTTGGCATTGTGGAGCATCTTCCAAATATCATCTGAAATATCGCCACTCTCTACCTTGTCGTGAATCTCGTAAATCTGGGACCACATATCCTGTGCATCATCGGGATAGAGCTTCATCAGGCGTTCAAGCGACTTGCGCATGTTGGCAGTAACCTTCTCGGTAGCCTCGTTCTGTTCAGCCACGTCCTCGTTGTGCTTGGCGAGAATCTCAGCGAGTTTCTTGCCGCCTTCAGGATCATCAAGCAACGTCTTTACATCAATACCCAAGCGAGCCATTGCATCAAACGGATTATCATCCGGATTCTTTTCCATGTCCATCGCCAGAGCAGCAAGCCACTTGTGCTTATCGAATACTTTAGATAATGCCTTACCGCTCTGTTCGTACTGTCCGAGCAAATCAGCATCATCATTCATTGCCGCATAACGAGCTTCCTTGTCTTCGAAGTCGATGTCAGAATGGCGATTAGAGAAGCGCTTGGAGAAAGCTGTACGATTAGGACGCTCATCTACAGACGTTTCATCTGTAGCAGCCTCTGCAGGTGGAGCCTGTTGAGCACCACCTTCCTCATTCATCTGTGCTAATTCTTCTTTTGTCATATCACTATAATACTGTTTGAAACTTTTCGGCAAAAATGCAAATAATTTGAAGAAGTTTTGCCGTGCTCCAACCTTGCGCTTGGTGGTTGGTTGGAACACGGCAAAGAAAGCCATGTTTTTGCCTATTTTTGCGCCTATAATTAATAATGTATAAGAAAATGGTAAAGGCAAGAATACTGACACTTAGCAAAGTGATGCCTCATAACAAGTATGACTCGGTTAAGGCTCGCAAGCGAAGACAAGAACACGGCAAGGACGAGGAGTTACTCAGCCGATGCAGAAACGCCTGGAATAACCTGAGCGGTGTGCGAGAAACGAGGGCGAGAACTATGCGCTATTGTATGGGCGACCAATGGAGCGACACCATCAGAGTGTACCATCATGGTTACTGGGAGGAAATGACAGAGCGCACCTATATGGAGAAGCGCAACCAGACACCTATGAGCAACAACATCATGGTGAGTATACTGGAATCTATTGCCGGTCTTTATGCCAAGCAGGGAACGGAGCCGGTATGCTTTGCTAGAGACAGCGACTCCCGACAACTGAGCGACATGATGAGTGCTACGATGCAATGCAACTGGCAGACAACGTATATGCAAGATGTGCTGAACCACGCCATTAAAGACTACCTGATGGGCGGTCAGATGTTTGTCAGAGAGAGTTGGGAGGCGAAGGAACTTGAAATGCCCGACTCATGGACAGACGCGATGGAACCCGACCACATGTTTTTTGAATGCGGCAGTGACCCACGACACAACGACGTGAGCCTTATCGGTGTGCTGCATGACGTGAGCCGAGAAGACCTGTATCAGAAGTTTGCCAAAAAGGAATATGGGCTTACGGAAGATGATCTGAATGCTATCTTTGATATTTATCCTTCGGACGACAACAGCTACGGCTATGAGTTTAACGAAGAAAAGGCGTTGGAGAATCTCTGTTTCGACCATAGCAACAAGGGAAGACATTATTCCAGAGTGATTGAGGTGTGGACCATGGAAACCAAACCAAGACTGCAATGCTTTGACCCGATTGCGACCACAGGAACCGGTGCTTACTTCCGCATAGACTTGGATGATACTGCGATGATACAGAAGCTGCGCAACGATAACATGAAGCGCAAGCAGCAGTATGACGAAATGGGTATAGCGGAAGGAGACAGAGCGTACATCACTAGCGAAGAGATTGCAGATAAGTACTGGTATTATACCTACATGGCGCCAGACGGAACTATCCTCTGCCAGGAAGAAACACCATACGATTATAAAAGCCACCCTTTCACGATGAAACTCTATCCGTATATCAACGGAGAGATTCATCCGTTCCTTGCCAACATCATAGACCAACAGCGGTATATCAACCGACTGATTGTGATGAACGACATGGCAATCAGAAGCAGTTTCAAGGGATTCAAGATGATTCCTACGAATGTGCTTAACGGCAGAACGCCAGAGCAGTTTATGGAAGAGGCGGTAGAGTATGACGGATGGATATTCTACAAGCCATCGGTGAAGACACCGAATGCGAAGCCAGAGATTATCACATCGAACGCCGTGAACATCGGTACGAATGAACTCTTGCAGATAGAGCTGAATCTGATTCGAGAGGTTACCAACGTGAGCGGAGCTTTACAGGGAAAGACCCCATCGGCAGGAACTTCGGCAGCGAGATATGCACAGGAAAGCCAGAATGCAACCACGTCTCTGTATACCATCCTTGCCGACATGGACGTGTTTACGGAGAAGCTGGCAACCAAGAAGTGTATGACTATCCAGCAGTACTACGAAGACGGAAGAAGGGTTTACGACCGGAACTTCAATACGGTTTACAAGTACGACCGCCTTTCGGCAAGAGATATTCACTTCAAGATCAGCATCAAGAATGCAGCAGCCACAGCAGCCTTCAACACGATGCAAAACGATACGCTTGACAAGCTTCTCGAAATGGGCGGTATCAACATCATCCAGTATCTGCAGAACATCAACGCACCATTTGCAGACAAGTTGCTTGCCAGCGTACAGGAGCAGCAGGCTCAGCTTGAACAGATGTATCAGCAGCAACAGGCAATGGCTCAGCAGCAAGGTGGCGGTCAGGTAGAGAATGGAATTGTGCAGGGTGCAGACCAGAATGCGGTAGCACAGGCACAGAGTGCATTAGGATATAACAGAGCAGCATAAGATATGGAAGTACAGATAACGATAGAAATGGAGAAGGTGATGAGTGAGGTGAACAAACACTTCGCTCTCATCGGAAAACGCCTGAAAGACAAGAACGGCGATACGATGTTTGCCAAGACCACTCTATCTTCGGAAGAGAAAGGTATCATGAAGCAGTATATCAACGCTGCGGCAGAAACATTTGTAGCAGAGCTGGCACCACAAGTAACCTATTACAAGAACGGAGACGCGATGGTGATTAAGTTTGAGAACAGCAGATGGGCAGACGGAGAAAACGGCATTACCGTTCCATTTGAAGGCAACTTCATCGGCTATGTGATAGCCTATGTATCGAATGCAGTGTTGGGAATGACAGAACCAGACCTAGCCAAGAAGTATGCGGAGGACATGGCTAATCATATAGCAGCTGCCATTAAGCTGATTTATCATAAGACTCCACCGGCAAGCAGCAACATGAGTCTGGCAGATATGACAGGAGAAGTAATCATTGACTAAAAAGGAAAAGATATGATCATAAAATTTCAAATCATCAAATCGGTAGTGATTGAAGCGGTAAAGGCAACAACCTACCTGAAAGCAAAGATAGATACTGCGGCAGACAACAATGCTGCAAAAGTAGGCTTTAACGAGGCTGCTGGCGACGACCAAGTACACGAAAGAGTGCTGACGCATGACTTCGATACTTCGCTGGAGATTGTGAAGACGATTCTTGCCGAGTATCTTGTGCCGAACGCACAGACCATAGGAGACAACATCATCTATTACGACAACAAGACGGATGATGTGGTAGAGTTTATCATCAACGCTTCACGAAGATGCAACGGAACGCTGACCGATACACTTGCCCGACTGGTGGCAAAGTATGTGGAAGACTACATGACCTTCCAATGGTGGACGAGAACCACGAATCTGAAACAGGCTGAGATTTACCAAGCATCACTCTCCATTGATGAGCAGAGCATCAGAAGATGTTTCGTTCTGAGTGGTCCGGCAGTTCCTACTGTTCCATACACCCAGCATCTGACCGCCAAGGTGGACGGAAGCGAAGAGGACGGAGCAGTAACCATACGTATTGACGATATGGAAGTTACCCTATCCTACTCTATTGACGAAGGAACCATTGATGATATTGAGGCAAGAAGCAGCGACCCTAGCATCTTGGAAGTACACAGAAGTCAGGAGCCACATGCTTTCAGGCTGAAGCCTATCAATACTGGTGTAGCAATCATCACTCTATTCTCCAGACACAGCGACAAACTGGAAGTGGAAGTAGAAGCAACCGTAGCAAAGGAGGTATAAGATGGAGTTTAACAAATTGCACCCAACACATTTTATCCGAGAGAGAGGATGGAAGCCCGAGCCAAATCCTTTCTTGCCGAAGCCACGAAGAGCAGGGCACGTCTACACGGATAAACACATCTTTATCTATGCCACACAACTCTGGTATGATATTGATGCAAATACTAACATGGTAGGACGAGCAAGACGGAACATGAAGGACGCGCAAGGCGAAGATATTCCGACAAGCGAGAACGATCAGGAACGTCCACTCTTCTACCGATGGTTTGACAAGTATATTAATAAGGTGGAAGCGAATCTGTCTGCCTATGTAATGAAACCAGAAGGAAGAGTAAGAGATAATGCCCTGAGAGAATGGGATGAGAAGGAGATATGGCTGAAATTTCCCGACTACTGGGATGATACCAAATATGATGCACTCGTCAAGCTGATACACGACTATATCGTGACCGGTGCGCTATACGAATACTTTATGCGCACATTGACGAGCAAGGACCCTCTGACGATAGACCAGTCTGACCAGCTAGACGAACTGGAGATAGACATCATAAACTGCGCCAACTCAACCAAGCCAGGCAGCATGATTCATACTCTGAAACCCTTCGGATAATAAAAAAGCGAGCGTATGGAAGATTTTGAAATGGATGGATTTAAGTCTGTAAGGGAGATACAGAAAGAGAAGAAGGAGAAGGTAAAGAAACTTCTCCCTGCAAGAAAGAGTGCCCAAAAGGAATATATACGTGACTGGCTGGCAAGGAGCCAAGAGCAGTTTGAGGATTGTATGAACCAACTGGCAGAGTATGATCCTAAGACATACGTCACCATCTACAAAGACCTTACCAAGCACATGATACCAAAGCAGACAGAAGTAAGCGTTACCCACGGAATAGATGCAGACTTCAAGCAGCTCATGGCACTCGGTATGACAACCGTAGAGGACGAAGACGAGGCAGACGTGCTGGATATAAGCAAAGCACCCGAGATACAGGATGCTGATTTTGAGGAACTAAACGATTTGACGGATGGCTCTAGTAACTGAACAGGAAATAGATAATCTCGTAGCGGAAAATCAGAAGCGATACGATGAGATTTATGGAACCTACGACCCTATGACGGGCGAAGGTTGCTATAACTATGAACATCGTGTGCTGATTGAACTATCCGATTTCTTCATTCCTAAGATGTGGGTTCCGAAGAAGACTGCCAAATCTGTTCTGTTCAGAGGTCTGAGAAAGATGGGCAGTCTGAAAGACTACATCAACTATGTGTTACACCAGAAGGATGATGCCCAGCATTTCCAAATGCTTACCTTTGCCATCTGTAGAGTGAGGTTCATGGAAGACCCCGAGTTTGCCCTATACGTGACCGACAAGATTGAGGATAAGAAGACCGGTAAGATGATTCCTTTCAAGCTGAACTATCCTCAGAGAAAGCTACTGAAGATTATGGAAGACCTGCGGAATGCCCACAAACCGGTGTTCGTGGTTATTCTGAAAGCACGTCAGTGGGGCGGCTCTACCCTATCCCAGCTTTACATCAAATGGATTCAGGACTATAGGCGCGATGGTTGGAATGCTATTGTGCTTGCCCAACAGAAGAATACCGCCAAGAAGATTAAGGCGATGTACCGAAAAGCTTTGGAGCGGCAGCCGGGGTGGACCGTGGGGCATCAGGGCGCAAAACTCCAGTTCTCGCCATACGAAAATTCTCCTGACGATTTTCAGGTAACGGATGGTGTGAAGGCAATCAGACGAAGTACGCTGACGGTAGCATCCTTCGAGAACTTCGATTCGGTGCGTGGTAGCAACTTCCACTGTGCCCACTATTCGGAGGTAGCTTATTGGAAGAAGACACCAGAGCACGATCCTGAGGGTGTGATTTCTTCTATATCCGGTGGTATCGACCCATTGGAAGACAACGTGGAGATATTCGAGAGTACCGGTAGAGGTAACTCTGGTTTCTTCTACGACAAGTGCCAGTTGGCAATGGACCCAAAGAATAATGATGCTTATTCGTTCCTCTTTATTCCTTGTTTCTTCATCGAAAAGGATATGACTCCTGTAGAGAACAGAAGAGCATTTGCCAAGTGGCTTTTGCAGAACAGAGACCGAAGCACCTGTCCGAAGGGCTATCGTGAGACAGGAAAGTTCTTCTGGCGAATGTGGCAGAAGGGTGCTTGTTTTGAGGCGATAGAATGGTACAGAAACTACAGAAACAAGTTTACCACCCATGCGGCATGTGCTACCGAGGCTCCTATTGATGAGGAAGATGCGTTCAGAAACTCTGGTAGACTGGTATTCAATCCTTATTCTATAGACGACATGCAGGCTTTGTATAAGCAAGACCCTAAGTTTACTGCCGACATCGTGGTGAACATCAGCGTGAAGGATGACAACACCATTCCGAACTCGAAGGTGAAGCTGAGAGACGATGGCGAGGGAGACTTGAAGATTTGGGCTGTGCCAAACTGTCTGCAAGTGGAGAACAGATATTTGGTGAGTGTGGATATTGGCGGCAAGAGTACGACATCGGACTATACCGTTATGACCGTGATAGACCGATTCGGTATGATTCCTACCGTGAAGGGCAAGCCAAAGGTGGTAGCTAGATACAGAGGACATGTAAGACATGATAAGCTGGCATGGATGGCTGCTGCCCTAGCCCACTATTATGATGATGCGCTGCTGGTGATAGAGAGTAATACTGCCGACCGAGAGAAGAACAATAATACGGAGGGCGATCACTTTCTGACTATTCTGCAAGAGATTGCCGACTACTACGATAATCTGTATCAGAGAACGAGCAGTTCGGAGAATGTGGAAGACAACGTACTTGCGAAGTATGGTTTCCAAACCAACAAGCTGACGAAGCAACAGGTAATTGATAACTTGGAAGAGTTTATTGATGATAATCTGTATGAGGAGCCAGACAAGGAAATGTATCATGAGTTGCGTATATATGAGCGACATGATGATGGCAGCTTGGGTAACATCGTGGGTAACGGAAACCATGATGATGTGGTAATGAGTACCGGCATCGGTCTATTTGTGAGTCTTACGGACATGGAGAAGCCTAGCTGGAAGAAAGCGGAAAGAAGAAGCCGTGGTGGCGATGGTGTTCATACGGCGGCGAAAATCTAGGGGGAATGTTGAGTGTTGAATGTTGAGTGTTGAATTAATAGTGTTAAATTATTATGGAAAGAAACTTAGAAAGAAAGACTTTAAGCTTTAGCAAGGGCATGACGAATGTGCCTAGCGACTTGCTTTCAGATGATTCTGAACTGCTGGAGAGTGACGGATTTATCTTTAAGGATGGGGAAATGAAGGCGGTACAGAAGGGGGTGGAAATCGGCAACGTTCCTTATAAGATAATGTACGTTCACAAGATGGCAGACTATGAAAATATCATTGCTTATGATGGGACGGCGAATATATACTGGTATACAAAAGATACCAGTGGGAACATCGCAAGCCCTGCTGATGGGGTAACGAAAAGTTTCAATGTAGGAACGGTTTATGATGTAAAAAGTATTGGTAATACTTTGGTTTGCGCCACTAGCGAAGGACTTCACTATTTACTTTTCAAAGGAAACAAATATAAAGATTTGGGTAAAGATCTGCCTCGTTTAGAATATGATTTTACTTTTGAGCGACCGACGGGCAACTATACCCAGGAAGAAAGCGGAAGAACATTATGTAATGCCGAGAATGCTATCGAGACAAAACAAGGAGAAAGCTATTTTAATCCATTAAACCATACGTTCATTCAGGCAGGAGGCGTAAAACCCGATGGCAGCGAAACCAAATCATATACAATGTTTAGCATTAAGGTATCATCAGATTCAAAATATGAGAATGAGTTTCAAGAAACCATTCAAGGGCATGTAGCGCAAGCAATAAACTGGGCAAAGAGCAAGAATATGTTTGCTTTTCCTTTCTTTCTAAGATGCGCTTTCCGCATGTTTGATGGTTCATACTGCAGAATAACTACGCCTATAGTATGCTATCCAACAGTAAATAAAAACTGTATGTTCAGTTCTGCTGTTTTTGATAGTACACACAACACCTATATGGATTTACATCAGATGGGGGGTGCAGGAAGTATGTTCTACTTTATAGAATACAGGGAGCTGCTATTCAGATTTGAATCAATATCTAACGACTGGAGCGACATCATCAAAGAGATAGTTGTTTTTGCGTCAGATCAAGTAGTGCCATTCTATATAGATAAAGGTTGGCATTTTGAAAGTCCGAATGGCTTGCATAAGAAATATGCTTATGCTAATTTTGGGTATAAAACTTACGAAGAAAAGCTCTTGAATTATGACGTGGATGGCTCGACAAGCACAGATACAACTAAAGAACCATATACCAGAGCGGTACATGACGAACTTTTACCAAAATACAAGAGTGATGATCAGATTATATCCGAATTACTCTCGAAAACAGTTTTTTACAAATTATTCACAGTTCCAATAAGTGGCAGTCATATTGGTGGTAGCAATTATCATTACACCGTTACCGGCAAGGGTGGAGAACCGGCATTTATTAGTGATGGGACATTGGAGAACCTTCTGGAGCAGGAGCAACTGAATGTGGATGATTACTACGGATGGGCTTCTTTGAGTGCCGAATCCATTTACAATTACAATGGCAGACTGAATCTTATTGGAACAAAACGAACTCCTTTTGCAGGTTTCGCCAAATTTGTAGGAAAAGACAGGTTTGAGGATGACGCATTTTTGATGTATACGCACATCGTTTCAGATAAATGTGATACATGGATTGAAAGAAGTGTTACTGCCGATGAAGATTTTCTGCAAGGATGGCTGTTTTATCCAGACCCGAATGCTACGGAGGTTATTTTTTACTCTGCAGGGAAATATATCAGAATTAATCTAAAGGCACATCCTAGATTAAATGGTGCTTATACGTTTCCTGTACTTCCACCAAATAAGCCAAAGAAGTTTACAGAAATCAGTGAAAGCGAATTGCTAAAGATTGTAACAAGCGTAAATGATAAAGAAAATTTGAACTCTCAGATTTTCACTTCTGTAGTCAACAATCCATTTGTATTTGAGGCATCGGGAGATAATACAGTTGGAACCGGAAAGATACTCGGAATTATTGCCAACACAGAGGCGGTAAGCCAAGGTCAGTTCGGTCAATACCCATTGATGGTATTTACGGACGAAGGTATCTACGGCTTGTCGGTTAACTCGGAAGGACTCTATAGCAGAGCCTATCCAATATCAAGAGAGGTATGTAATGAGGATTCGCCACTGGTGCCGACGGACAGGCTTGTGTTCTTTGCTTCAAAGAAAGGACTGATGGCGGCAAGCGGTGGAAGCGTAGCCTGTATGAGCGAACAGATGAGGGGAAGAGTGCCAAGAAACTTTGCGACCTTCGGGGAAGGCAAGTTCCTGGATTTCCTGAAAGACTGCTTTATCGCCTACGATTACAGAGACTCCATATTGAGAATATTCAGCAAGGGAAAATCATACCAATACATATATAATATGGTGGATAAGACCTTCTCAATGGTGAATAGCGGCATAGAGGCACAGGCGGTAGTGAATGATTATCCGGATAATCTGATACAAGATACTAACGGAAACGTCTACTCACTCACGGCAAAGCCGGACATCAACGAAGATACAGAAAGCTATAGCGGCTCATTTACTACCAGACCTTTGAAGCTGGGCGGCAGCATGACATTGAAATCGCTGAGAGCGGTGAAGCATCTGTTTGATTCGGACGAAGGTACGATTGGGCTGGAGATATACGGAAGCAACGACTGCAAGCACTGGTGCAAGCTGCCAAGCGTCGGCGGCAAGCCTTGGAAGTACTTTACTTTCAAGTATACGCTGCAGAACTTCAAGGCTGCTGATTCCTTTGCTGGCAGTATAGTAGAGGTACAAAGCAGACGAGAAGATAAAATGAGATAATTCTTTCATACGCGCTAATTTATGATAACATGAAAAAGGCGGCTGCTCATCACGAGTGGTCGCCTTTAAAATTAGTTATGAAAAACATTTTTAAAAACATGATTCTCTTTATATGTGTGTTATCTGATTTTGATATTATTTATACAATACGCTACGATGTAGCCTAGGATAAAGCAGTAAAGATGTAGAAGTCCGTTGACATTCGGCACGGCCATGGTGCAAATAATGAACGGCATCGCTTTCTTTAATGCCTCTTTCCATCGTCCGGTCCTACCCCACATCAAACCAAAGGAAGCGAATAGGAAACCGGAAAGCCCCATTGTAGGCTGACTAACATACATGGGCAGCAGACTAGCGGCATAGGCAACAGCCAGAGAAGTGACTGGTTTCATATCGTTCTTTATCTGCCAAAGCACCAGAAGGTTTACGGCAAGATGAAAGCCGTTGACATGGAAGAAGCTATACAGGATATGATTCTGCCAAGGGCAACCGGGATAGAAACCGACATGCCAAGTACACAGAACGAGGCAGATGATGCTAAGCACCAGCTTTGTTCGAAAGTTTCTTCTTACGAAGGTCCATTTCTCTGTAATTTTTTCCATACTTCTTATAGTAAGCGAAAATGAATTTGAGATTACTTGGCTGGATAAAGAACTCTGGTGCAGGCTCAGAAACAAGGAACTGACAGATAAACCATAAAGATTTGCCCACGAACTCCTTGCGCTGCGTCATTTCTTTCATTCTATTGAACAGCGTATAGTACAACTTCTGCCGAATCGGCTTCATGCTATCTACCTTAGAGAAGTCGCCGACTGCCATTCTGCGGAGTATATCCCAAGCTCTTTTGGGAGAAACATAGTATCTGGGAGCAGGAGAATGTACCACCTTTTCCCAAGCCTCCTGTTGGGAATGGCAATTAGGAGCTATCTCCCGATATGCCTTCATCAGATCATCCCTCTGTCTGTCAATCAATTCGTAATTTGCTCTTGCCATATAAATGCTGCATTAAGATGTTGCAAATATACATATTATTTAGAATATGACCAAATAAGCGTATAAAGATTTAAATAAGTTTAATATTAGGTTGGTTTTCATGGCGTTATGAAAGATAAAGTTTAACTTTGCAACGCAATGATACATATATATATTAAGAAATACTATCAAAAAGTAAGGTTAAACCATAAAATCGTAACAAAATGAGAAGGAAACAAGAATCGCCTCTCTTGAAAGAGGAGGAAGCCTTAGTTATGGAAGGCTTATTGAGTAGGAAGATTTGGAGGTTTTATGAACTTCTATCAAAGTGGGCACCCATACCATTGATGTTAGGTCACTGGTACGGCGTATGGGACTATGGTCACTATCCCTAGACCAACAATACTAGATACCGATAACAACGGGAACACCATTATCTGGATTTATGTAATGTTATACATCTACATGCCACTGAGTATGCTGCCGGCAAGTTACTTCTTCAGATACTGCGGGATATTCCGCATTCCGTTCTATTATTTCTTCGGTATCAACGCTACCAGATTGTATTATCAGCACTGGCTCATCACTCCCGAGCAGCTGGAGACGCACCATGTGTTTATCATATTCACTTTAATGCTTTACGCTTATGGATTTATCAAAATCGCTCTATCGAATAGCAGAATCTGCCTTTGGGATGCTAAGAAACGATGAGTGTGGGTTTACTGAGGAAGAAGAGAGGATTGTGCAGAGGAATCTTCTTTACTGGATGGAAAGGAAGCATCACTTTGACGAGCAACTGGGCAGAGCCTGCATCGCCAACATCTATTATTTTGATAATGATGTTCACAAGAAGTATGCTCCTTACTTCGGGTTTGATGAGTTGAAGGAGGACTATGAAAGGTTATCATGGAACATACCGGACTACAACTTCTGGGATTTTGCGGTAACGATGAATAAGATGTATGCTGACCATATAGACGTGGTGGGCAAATGGTCGAAGAACAAAGATACCACAAGAAAAAGGATTTCGGAACTGGCTATCAGTTTCCTCTGTGACGAATCGACAAACCACCCTACAGATAAAATCTGGTGGTATATGAACAGCTAAGTTGGAACACGGCAAAAGCTATTGAAAAGCCTTTTATCTTTGTAGCCATTAATCATAAATAATGATATATGGCAGAGATAGTACATACATTTTTACAAGAGCACCTATATAGATCGGCATTGGTTATTGCCATCTGCATGGGTGCTCTTATCATTTCTATGGGCGTGGACCTGTTCTTCGGCATCAAAAAAGCGAAGGAGAACGGGCTAGCTACGACAAGTACAGGATTCAAGAAGACTTGCGACAAGGCGAGGAAATACTTCTCTCCCTTCATGGTGACAGTCTGCATAGACATGATAGCCTGTATGGTTCTCCCCTTCCCTGTCTTCTCTATGATATGGGCAGGATATTGCGTGTTCTGTGAATTTGTAAGCGTAAGAGAGAAGAGCTGGCAGAAGGCTGAGATACGGAAGCAGGAGAAGACGGTAAGCATTCTTCTGGAGAACAAAGAAGACTTGGCTAGGGCTTTTGCTGAGATTATGAAGGAGCAGGGAAAGGAGGAGAAGAAATGAGACTGATTAAGAGAATTTTTGTTCATTGTACTGCATCTTCTCAGAAATGGGGCGTGAAGGAACTTTGGGAAGAGTTTAAGCGCAAAGGCTGGAATAACCCCGGCTACCATTACGTGATTACTGCTGATGGCGGGATTCACCAGATGCTGCCGGTAGAAATGGTTAGCAACGGTGTGAAGGGATATAATGCTACGGCTATCAATGTGGCTTATGTTGGCGGCATCAACAAGAAGGGAAAGGCGGTAGACAACAGAACGGAAGAGCAGAAGAAATCGCTTGTCACTCTGCTCACTCAGTTGAAGAAGAAATATCCGGATGCCGAAATTTTGGGGCACAGAGATATTTCGCCCGACAAGAACCATAATGGCGTGGTGGATCCTTGGGAGAGAATCAAGGAGTGCCCTTGTTTTGACGCTAAAGTTGAATACAAAGAGATATAGCTTATGAAATGGTATAACATAAGGTTTTGGAAATGGGCTTGCATCGGGCTTGTGATTGGGGTTATCCTATTGACGTTTGCAGGATGCAAGACGAAGGAGTATATCAAGGTTCCTTCTGTAAGAACAGAATACGTATGCAGAACTGATACTTTTGCTAAGCTGGATAGTATCTATATGAAGGATTCTGTGTATGTTTTTCAGAAAGGTGATACGGTTTTCCATAATAAGGTGGTTTATCGGGACCGGTATCATAATATCTATAAGGTGAAGACGGACACGATCATCAAGAGGGATTCTGTTGCCGTGCCTTATCCTATAGAGCGACAACTGACGAAGAACGAGCAAAGGCTGATGTCGCTGGGCAGATGCTATATTGCCTTTCTGTTCATACTGGCGGTTTGCACGATTGGGTTTACTCTCTGGTACAGAAACAAAAAATGCTAGCTTATGGCGAAGATTAGCGAAGAACTGCAGATGATTGATTCGCTCCTGATGGAATTTCATGAGCGGATTCAGAGCGGAAGATGCTTAACTAACAAACAGCAAAATGCTTTCATGTTAGATTTTCTGCACCGCATCGCCAACAAGGACGAGCCTATCAGCAAAGCTGAGGCATGCGGCTACGTTCATGTTTCCAGGGCTACCTTTGACCGCCTTGTGAAAGAAGGCAGGCTGCCAAAGGGTAAAAAGCGGAAAGGATGGACCGAGCTAGTTTGGTACGAAAAGGATTTAGATAAATATGTAGATAGATTGGTATAGATTTTACTTTTTTTCAGTATTAATTAGTTGTATTAATTTGGTTTTAAGTAGATTGTTTCATTACAAAAAGAAATCCCCACTCGGCTGTGATAGCTGGGTGGGGATTGTGGGTTATTTATTTCATGAATGCCATCCAAATAGTTTGGTTCTTGATGGTGGTACGGTGTCCGAATATCGGTTTGAAATCGGTGATAGCCTTTAGTACATCACTAACATTTATCTGCTGTTCGTTCCACTTAAAAATGAGTGTTCCGTTTATTTTCAGCACCCTCATGCCCTCATGGATAGAATCGTTGATGAATGCTTGCCAATTTTCGGGCAGTTTGCCATATTTCTTGCATAACCAAGAGTTCTGTCCTACTTTAAGCAGATGAGGAGGGTCGAAAACTACCATATTGAATGTTTCATCTTCGAATGGCAAATTAGTGGAATCGGCTATCATATCGGGTTGTACGTCTAATTTGCGTCCATCACATAATGTGTCGTGATATTCTCTTATGTCGGTAAAAAGAACCTGTGGGTCTTGCTTGTTGAAATAAAACATACGAGATCCGCAACACATATCTAATATTCTTTGTTTCATATACTACTTTTTGTTAGTTTAATTGCCTTTATAAGCCGGTGATCTCCTGCTATTTTCCCGGAATCTTTCTTACCATGATAATAACCAAATCTATAAGCCCAATATCGGGTTTTATAGACTT